TCATGCCGCCTTCCGGACCTTCCGCCCTCCCCTGCCCATCGCCTCGCGGGCGCCTTCCATGTGGTCGGTGGCGTGGTGCCCGTACCGGGTCTGGATCATCTCGACCGTCATGCCGACGTAGCCCGAGAGCTCCCACAGGTCGGTTCCGGACTGGACGCCCCACGTCACGGCCGTGTGCCGGAGGGAGTGCCGGACCACGTCGTCTCCGAGGCCGAGGTCATGCACCAGGTTGGCGAAGGCCTTCTTGGTCGAGCCGACGGGCTTGCCCTGCCATTCGACGACGTAGCGCTGCTTGAGGACGTGGTGCCAACGCCACAGGTGCGCGACGAGGGCGTCCGGCATCCGGACCGTGGGTTGGCGCTTGGTCTTCTTCGCCGCGGCGCCGAGCGCCTTGCGGTGGAACAGCGCCACGCGCTTTTCCACAGGAACCTCGTGCCGGCGCTCGTACTCGACGCCGTCGACCGTGACCCGGTCGATGCGAGATTCCGTCACGGTCTCGGTCCGGAGCTCCATCCACGGCTTGCCGATCTCGGGGATGAACGACGCGTTGCAGATGGGTCCGGAGCGGGTGCCGGTCCGCAGCGCCACCAGGATGAAGCGCGCCAGGTGCCGGGATGGGCGCCGCGGCGTGACGTAGGTCTCGCCCTTCCGCACGCCCCGGTGGATCGTCTGGACCTCGCGCTTGATCCATGCGGCCCGCACCAGCCGGGCGGCCTCGGACTTTGTGAGCCACCGGTCCCGGGGCTCGGCCTTCGCCGGCAGGGTCACACGGACGGCGTCGCGCGTCAGGCCGTCGCGGACCGCGTCGTTCACGGCCGCGCGCAGGTCCTCAAGCTCGCGACGGGCCCCGCCCTCCCCGACCACGCGCTCCTTCGTGGGCTTCGAGTGGCCGCGGCGGGCGGGCTTGCCGTCCTTGCCGGTCCCGAGGCGGGCATGCGTCTTCCACGGGGTCCCAACCCGGGACGTGACGTAGGCCTTGCAGGTGGCGCTATCGACGTCGTCGAGGGTGCGCTCGCCCCACCATTCGAGGAGCGTCATCACGCGCTGCGCGAGTTCCTCGTACCGGGCGACGCCGCCCTTGAGCTCGCCTGTCTCGGGATCGGGCACGCCCTTCTTGGCGTCGAGGTATCGGGACAGGACCTCGGCGACGAGGACCTCCCCGGCCGGCCGCCCCTTGCGGACGGGCGTGGCCTCGACCGCGGCGATGGCTAGGCTGTCCTTGTAGTCGGCTAGCTGCCGGAGCGCTTCGCGTTCCGGGCCTTCGCCAAGGCCGCAGTCAGTGCTGCGGACCTGCCGGCCTGAGTGGAGGATGATCCAAACGCCACCACGCTCGATGCCGTCGGTCCCGATGCGGCCGGGTCGGTACCAGAGGTACGGCTCCCCCCGTCGTCCGACCCCGAGCTTGCGGGGTCCCTTCTTTCGCTTCCGCTCTGCCACGCGTCCCTCCATGCGCGCAGTTGCCGGCGCGACACCTCGATGAGACGACCGCGACGGGTCACCGGAAGCTCGCCCCGCCGGATGGCGCCGCGGAGGTCCGCGACGCTGTAGGCGGGGAAGGCGCCCGTGGGCTCACGGATCTCCGGCGCCCACCGGGCGAGGTCGAGATCCATGGGCGCGTCCTCGTGGGCCATCGCGGCCATCGAGGATCGCCCTTCCGACAAGTCCAGGGAGACGATGAGTTGGTAAGTCGCGGTCATCGTGGACAGAATCGTCAATCCTTTGGTCGGGCGCAATGAGATCGTGGGTCGGTGGTTAATCGCGTTCCCCCGTGCGTCGGTCAGCGCATGTGCGACGGGATCCGCCACGGATGCATCTCGACCCTGTTCGAATACCTCTCGTCCCTGTTCGAATACCTCTCGTCCCTGTCCCACACCGGAACATGGGGGAACTCGTCGGGGCGCTCGTTGACGATGCGCCAAACGTCGTCGGCAATGATCGTCGGGACCCTGGTCCGGTCGATCACCTTCGTCCCGGCAATGTGCATGACGTACCCCTTGGCGAGGAGCGTGTTGGCGTATCCGCCGTCGAGGTCGGTATCGAACGTTCGCAGCCGGTAATGCCTGAGGTAACCGAGGATCTGGCGCTCATCCTCCGTCAGCGTGGGAATGTCTCCGAGGAACTTTGCCTCCCACGCGAGCCGGTCCTGGCGCCTCCTCCACCAGGCCCATGCCGCCTGGACCCCGCGCTGGCAGACCGTAGCGAGAGACGCCGCCGACAGGGCCGCGAACCCGAGGGCGACGGCCCCGACGGCCTGGACCATCCAGGGCTCCAGGGGCGGCAGGACGCCGACCTTGCTCAGGTACAGGTACAGGGCGGCCGCAAGGGCCATGAAACCGGTCTGCCAGCCTGTGGCCTTCAGGATGTCGACGAACTTCGCAAGCGCTTCCAACATGCCGGAATGGTAAGCGCGCCCTGGCCCCGGCGCGATGGCAATGGCCCGGGCGTCCACACTCTCCATGGGGACCGTCAGGCCACCGGCCGCCGCTGCCGGGCGAGGCAGGCCTGGTAGACGGCATGCTCCGTCGCCCGGCGCAGTGCGGCGGGGGGCAGGTCCGCCGACGGCAGGTCACCCGGCGGGATCGTGACCGTCTTCCCGTCGTGGAGGCGAAGCCACAGGCCGGCGCCGTCGGGCAGGTCGGCGACCGCGACGACGCAGTTCGGGAGGGTGTGGGTGAGGGCCTGGACGTCCGCGTTCGACAGGGAGGCGGTCATGCGCGCCTTCGCCTCCAGACGTCCCGGGACACCTCTTGGAACGGCTCATCCGATCCGACTGGGCGCATGTAGATGCCGCCCATCCTAAAACTGTGGGTGGCCAGAATGGGTCGCTGAGGGCTCTCGTCCGTTGCGATGTCCACCGGCACACGCTCGATACTCCCGCTGATCTCGACCGACGGCTCGTCATCGATGGTCAACATGTCGAGCAATTCAGTGGCGGACCACCGGGCGACCCCACGCGCCTCAGGGGATGCGGCCTGCGTGTCGACGCCGATGGCCACGCGGTCGCTCAGGAGGGGCTCCTCGGTCCACGGGATCGCCCTCCAACGGATGGTGGGCGTAGAGAACATCCCCTGCCGCGCCTGGCGTAACGCCTCCCGGACCGCGTCCCTGGCCGCCTTGTGCCTGGCCTTCACGGCCTCAAGGACCTCGGCCGGGGCCTGGTCCTCACGGCACACGTAGCCGTTCGGCGCGACCACGATGCCGGTCTCGCCGTTGAAATCCAATTCGTGCCCGGCGGCCTTGAACGCCGCGACGAGGGCCTTGAGGCGGCGGGCGGCCTTGCCCCCGACGGCGCTGTTGCCCTTGCCGTTGGCCATGATCACGCGGCACGACCGGATGTCGAGCGTCGCGCGGGACATGCCGGCGGGATCCCGGAGAGACCAGATCGAATCCCCCGTCATCTCCTCCTCGCCGGCGAGGCGTCCATAACCATAAGAGTGGCCCCTGAGGCAGTGACCCATGTGGGCGCCCTCACGGTCCATGGCCTGCCGGGTCATGAGGCGGACGACGAGCCAGCCGTCGCCGGCGTCAACGTGGTCGACGGTGCCGGCGAGCCCGGCGGAAGTGGAATGCTGGGTCATCCGAGGTCTCCAAGTGCGGCCGCGTCCTCGTCGGACAGGGCGTCGTCTTCATCCGGGGCGGGCTGCATGGGGAGCGGCGGCCGGTGCGTCGCGTCCCACCGGGCGGAGTAGGCGACGGCTTCAAGGTGCCTCTGCCAGTCCCGCTGCGCGCGAGGCTCCATGGCGTGATGGGCCTCGATGACCATGGGGCGGATCGCGAGGATGGTCTGGGGCAGCGGCGCGTTCGGCAGGGCATCCCGCCAGATGCCGGCGTCCGGTGCCACCGCGTCGGGCCGGAGGATGATGATGTCGTTGACGAGGGCCTCGATGGCCGTGTCACGGGACAGGGCCTCCCTCCTCCGGATTGTGGCCCTCGTCTTTTCCTGGGCGGCCCGCTTCCGGTTGAGGGCTGCTTGCTCGCCGTCGGGAAGGCCCCGGATCTGGCGCGCGTGCCCCCTGCCGTCTGTCTCATACCAAGGCTGCCTGTCCGGCAGCGTCCATACGTACCGGCCGCCCTCGACAGATTCCTTGAGGAACCCGAGGCGGACACCCCACGAAAGGGCATTGCCTGCCCGTTCGGCCGTGAAGGCCGGAGTGTGCCGCTCGGATGGGAACCGGGCGGCGAAGGCCGCGACCGCGTCGGAGACGTGCAGCTGATCCCGACCCTCGAACAGGATGATGATCTGATTGTTGACGCGCTCGGGCCACCGGCCGTGCCGATCCCCGAAATTCGGCTTGGCATAGGCCTCGGCGAACGCCTGTTCGGGCGTGCGGCCGCTCAGGTGGGAATAGTCCGGCTTGTCGTAGCGGGGGCGGTACCAGGCCATGCGGCTCTCCTGTCCGAGTGAGGCTAGTCGGCGGCCTTGCCCGGCATCAGGGGGGCGGCCGCCCTCGCGACGCGGTTGGCCTGCCGGGGCGTGAGGCCGTGCATCGCGGCGCGGATGGCATGCGGATCCGCATGCGCCAGGGCCTCCGCCAGGCGGGCGGCCCGGACCCGGACCTCTGCGGCGGTCATCACGCGCCCCGGATGGGCACGAAACGCTCGATCCGCCTGAGGTCGAGCGCGGCGAGGACGCGCTCGCCCATGGCCCTCCGGCCATGAAGGATGTCGTTGAGGTTCGCCTGGCTGATGCCGGCGCGGACGGCGAAAGCCCTCTGCGAACCTGCGTCCCGGATCGCCTGAGACAGGCGGTGCCGAACGTCGTCGCGAGTGAGGTCGGTCATGCCGTCCTCCGGGCGCGGAACGCCTCCAACCGGGCGGCCGCGGCGGCGATGTCGGCCGGCTTGCGGGAGGCGCGGGGGTAAGTCCCGCCGTGCTCCAGCACGAGCGTCCGCACGAGGTATTCCCCGAGGCCGTAGGCGCGGGCGGCATACGTGACGCCGCCGAGTTCATGGACCGCTGCCACGACCTCGCGCTGCTGCTCCGCGCTCAGCGTCCGCTTCGCCGTAGCCGCCGGGCCGCCCACAGTCATCGCCCGGCCCTGAGACACGAGGCGGCCGACCTGCTTCCGGTCGAGCCAGCCGTAGCGCTCCGCGAGGAGGTCGAAGTCGAGCTTGAGGGAGAGCTCGTAGACCCTCCTTGGATCGGGCGCCCGGTAGATCCGGGCGTCTAGCATCCGCTCGGCGACGTCTCGCGTGTAGGTATTGTTACGTACAGGCATTGACGAATCGTTCCCTCATCCGCGTTCGAGGGAATGTTAGCCTGGACGATCCGGATTTCCAGGGGGATCGGCACCGATCACGTAAATAGACTCGTTGAACGCTGTTCAGACGAGAGCTTGCTTCGTACCCCCAACAGGAACATACGATTTCAACAACGGTTTCAACACCAGGCTTTTGTTGAAATAGGTGTTGAATGAAATCGCTTGGCGCCCGGTTCGACCAGTGGCAGACTTCCCTTGAACGCGGATAAGGGAACTCGATACGATGCCTGAGCACGATGATACGCAGACCACTGCCCCCCAGGTCTTCGACCGGGCCCCCGAGGCCTTCGGGCTCGTCTGGGAGTACGCTCGCAAGGTGAAGGGGGAGCGCGAGCTCTTCATCGCCCGGGGCGACACCCCGGAGTACACAGAGGCCTATCGCCGGTGCCGCCAGGAGCTCCGGGACATCGGCTTCTCCAATGCCGAGCCGTACTGGGGCGACACGTTCACGGGCACCCGGCCGTGCTTCTGGATGACGGCCGCCGGCTGGAGCCCCGCCGCCGTTGAGGCCGTCGAGGCGCTGGTGCCTGTCCGGCGCCGGGAGGTCGAGGAGCGCGAGGCCGCGTGGAAAGCGGAGCGCGAGGCCCGCGAGGCGGCGGTGGCGAGGGCGAACGAATCGCTCATCGAGGATGCTAAGGCCGCCGCCCGGCGTAGCCTTGGCACTCGGCGCTGGTCCTGGGTCAGGCCCGTCGACATCGAGGAGGCCGAGGGGCTCATCACAGATCCTGGGCTCGGCATCCCGGGAGCGCGCAGGCTCCTTGACCTCGTGAAGAGGGCGTCCGCCAACGTCGCCCGGACGGAACAGAAGATCACGATCGCCTACGAGCCCGAGCTCGCCCGGGCAGGGGACGCCGACGTCCGCGCCGCCGCGGTGGAGGCCCTGGCGCACGTCACGGCCTTCGACGCGGACCGGGCGGCTCACCGCAATGACATCGGGTGGTCCCGCGCCACGACGCTCGCGGGCCACGTGCTCACCGGCAAAGGTGACCTGGACGCGACGGCGGCCTCGCACGCGCTCCGCATCCTCCGCATCCACCACGGGCAAGTGCCGGCCGCCCTGCGCGCCCGCCTGTTCGGCGACCTGGCGGTGGCGGCGTGAGCGCCGAGGTCCTCACCATGCCGGCGGGCGTCCCCCGCCGGCCGGCCGTCCGGTGGCTGGGCTCGAAGTGGCGGCTGACGCCGTGGATCTTGGAACACCTGCCGCCGCACGAGCTCTACGTCGAGCCCTACGGGGGAAGCGCCAGCGTCCTCCTGCGCAAGCCCCGGTCGCCCATCGAAGTCCTGGGCGACCTCGATGATGAGCTCCTCTGCCTCTACCAAGTGCTCCGGGACCCGGACATGTCCGCGCGCCTGCGCCAGGTGTGCGAGCTCACCTGCTTCTCGGACGCCGAGTTCCGCCTTGCCATGCGGCGCCTGCCGGCCGACGCGGATCCCGTCGAGCGGGCCCGCCGGATGGTCGTTCGGCACGCCATGCAGGTCTCCCCCGACGTCCGGGGCGAGACGATGGGAACCGGTTTCCGCCGGTATTCCGGCATGCTCAGGCGTGTCGCGGCGGTGGACTGGACGAGCTATCCGGACGCGATCCCCGAGATCCATGCCAGGCTCAGGGGCGTCATCATCGAGCGGTCGCCGGCCGTCGAGACGATCCGGCGGCATGACCGCGTCGGAGCGCTACACTACGTCGACCCGCCCTACGTCCACACGACGAGGTCCGAAGCCCGTAAGGGCTACTGCCACGAAATGACGGACCTCCAGCACCGCGACCTGCTCGACTGCCTGCTGGATCTGAAGGGCGTGGCGGTCGTGTCCGGCTATGCCTCGCCCCTCTACGATGAGGCCCTGGCCGGATGGCGCCGCGTCACACGGGAGGTCACGGATCACGCACGCCAGTGGAGAACCGAGGTCCTGTGGATCTCGCCGACGGCGGCCGTGGCCGAAGCGACGTCGCTCATGATGACCGGCCCCCGGCGCCCGCCGCGCCCGCCGGTGAAGATCCCGGGTCAGACCGCCTTTGCGGTCTAGGCGGCCTTGGGGCGGACCGTCAGGACCGCCTCATACCCGCAGGCATCGAGCGCCGCGAGGAGGCGGGCCATGCCCCATCCCTCGAACCGCTCGCCTCGGATCTCGGAACGGATTTTGGGGGACCGGACGCCCTGGCCGAAGGAGGCCGGGGTCGCTGAGGGTATCCGCTTCTGGATCTTCCGGAGGGCCCCGGGCTTCTCGACTTGCCCGGCGACGAGGGCCGCGAGAGCGTCCTCCATCGAAGCGGCGGCCCGTTCGCCCGCGGCCGCGTCATAGCGCTCAATGATGACCGTCCCGGTCACGCGCGCGGCCCGCTTCGTGCGGACGACCAGTCCCGCCAGCGCCCGGCAGATGCGGGCATGCTCCGGGTAACGCGCCTCTTGCGCGTAGGCAGTTGCGGTCGGCACGAGGGCTCTCCCGGGGGGAATCCCCTAGCGCATGAATGTAGCCGTGTAAGTGACTGACACAATGGGGGAATACCCTCAGGGTTGCATTATGCAGCCATCGAGGGGGAACGAATTGCGGAACAACCCGGCCGAACCGCGGTTGTCTTGCCCATTTGCCGGGGCCGGACGGGGCTTCCCGAGACCGCGATGGTGACCGGGATCCCGAGGGACTGGGCCACGTCGATGAAGGTGGCGGGGCTCCAGCGGATGGCCTCGGGGCCCTCCATGAGCTTCCAGCGCTTGTGCCGGTTAAAGCACCGCCCGGTCAGGGCGGCGACCTCGTCGTTGGTGAGCTTGCGCTCATGGATGACGCGGATGACCTCCCCGTGGAGGTGGTCGCGAACCGCGTTGAGGAGGGCGCCAGCCCCGGACAAATCGCTCATGAGGTGATTGTCCCCACGAGGACGGAGACCTCAATCCTTGTGGCGCGTCCGCTTCCCCCGTGGATCGGAACTTGTGCGCCCGACGTGCGACCGACGGTGGGCGCACGCTTCGGTCACTGCCCGTACAGCACCGTGCTGAGGCTGACGCTCCCGGGCACGGCCGCCTTCGCAACCACTTCCACGAGGCTGTCCGGGGACACGAACGTCTGCGCCTGGGCGACCGTGCTGAAGGTCGCTTTGGTGGAGTTGGCCGCGAATGACATCGTGCCGATGACTGCCCCGTCCACCTTCACGTCGAAGGCCACCGCGGCGGGCGCCGCCGGGGTCATGCGGGCGAGCGATCCCACCAGGCCGGACGCCAGGAGCGTGAACCGGGTCACGACCGTGCTGAGGACGGCGTCGCCGGCCGCGATGGGGCCCTTCCACCGCTCGCGCAGGTCGCGGGGCGTCGAGACGGACACGCGCTGCCACGAGAAGGAGTTGCTGGGCGCAGAGGTCGGGCCGACGTCGTCGAACGCCTGCCAAAGCGCCTGGTCGCCGCTGGGCGTCGTGTACGAGACCACCGCCCCCTTCGAGTAAGCCGCGTCGGGGTTGAAATTCCCGGCGTACGTCTGCGCGTCCGTGCCGCCCATTGCGGCGAGCGCCAGGCGGTTGGCGGTGACGTCGGTCGAGAGGGCTGCCGCCGCAACGTGGCCCACGAGAGTGATGTACGAGGACCTGGTCGCCGGGACGTAGAACATGTCGCCGGTGTCATACCGGGCGCCGACGATCCTGCCCTCCGGACGCCACTTCCACGGCGCGGCGGGGAGCGGGATGGTGGAGAGCTGCCGCCCTGTGGTGGAGGTCAGGTAGAACGAGCGCCCATCGGCCGCCATGACGCGATCCGCGACGCCTTCGGCCTGGAGGCCCATGTCCTCAAGGCGAAGGATTCGGTTCCGGAGCCAGCGCATGGAAGCGGCGACGACGTTGGCCTTGAGGGGCTTCGTGCCGTCCCAGTCGGTGAAAACGTCGGGCGTGCTCATGGGACGATCTGGCCTTTGACAGGGAATGTTGAGACGCCGGCGAAGGGGTCACCGGGAGCGCCCGCGACCTGTTTGAACGACAGGATCTCCAGGCTTCCGCCGGGGGCATCCGGCTGAACCCTGGGCTGCTTAAGCTCCACCGGCAGGGCGGGGGTGATGATCCGCTCGCCCTCCTTCGTCGCGGTCGCGGCGTTGTTGCCGCTGAACAGGTTTGCGGTCTGCGGCGCGTTCGCCTCGGTCGTCGGCGAGCCGTACGTCGGCAGTGCCGGGTTCGGCCCGGGCGCCCCGGCGACGTCCTGGATGAGCGAGACGAGAGGGTCGGTGGACTTGGCCATCATGGCTCTCCCTGGTCGGTGAGGCGGATGCCGCGCGGGCACCACACCATGTCCGCGATGACGGTCCCCTTCCGGTCGACGACTGGCGCCACGACGAGCGGGCGCATCGCGAGCTCGACGTCCGTGTCGCCGAGGCCGTCGACGCTCATGGGGTCCTGTGCGGTCGCCGCGAGCGTCTTCCACTTGGCGATCTGCTCGTCGGCCTGGTTCCGCTTCCGGTAGCTGCCGCCGAGCGAGTAGCCGGGGTCCGAGAGCGCCGCCGGGTTCACGTTGAGGCGCAGGTCCTCCATCGCGAGCGTCCATTCGATGTCGGGACCGGCCGTGAGGTGGGGGGTGCCCTCCTCGACGTAGCCAGACTCGACGTACCCAGGTGCCACGTAGCTGCCGGCCGAGGCCTCCCTGGCCACGCCCTCGATGCCGGTGCCGGTGGGCACGGCGAGCGTCAGCGTCACGGTCTCGCCGTCGTCACCGTGCCACCGCTCCTCGGCGCGCATGAGATAGCCGATGACTGGCTTGAGCTCGTCGGTGTCCTGCCTGCCGGGCAGCAAGATACGGATGGCGTCGATGAGGTCGAGGTCGACGCCGCCGGTCAGGTCCAGGAGATCGGCACGCTGCGCGGTGACGGTGACCGTCCACTCCATGAGCCTGTCCAGCCCGACCACGGCCATGCGCAGGAGTTGGTTCGCGATGGTCCCGCACCCACGGATGGTGGGCAGGAACTCGACGGCGGCCGGGTCGGCGAGCGCCGGCGCCACGTCCAACGGGATCCAGCGGGGATCGCGGACGCTAGTGACCGTGCCGGCGCTGAACTTCCCGACGGACTGGGATAGCCAGAACCCCGTGAGGCCGTCCACGCTCGCGCGGAATGCCTGGCCGCCCATGAGGACTGTATCGTCGCGGTTGTAGACCCGGTCGTCCTCGAACGGCCCGAGGCCGGACAGGCCCTCGATGCCGTGGGGGTCGCTGATCTGGACGTTCCCAAGGTCGACGAAGTCCACGACGCCCGTGGCGCCCGGCTGGATCGGGAACCTCAGCACGAGATCGAGGACCTCGCGGAGGGGTTGGTTCCACGAGTACGTCGCGAGCCAGGTGTCGAACAGGAACCGCTTGCTCTTGAGCCGGACGCTCTCCGTATGCCGCTGCGTGAACACCGGCCCGTACAGCGTGTCCGTCCTGGTGGTCGGCGGCGTCGTGTTGAGAAGCGTCTGGACGTAGCTGATGCGGCGGTACTGGACCTCCCATGCCCGGCCGGTATCGAGGGCCGCGGTCTGGCTCTCATACGTCCGGACGCCAGGCTGGCCGATGCTCCAGCCCGCGTTCTGGCTCAGGCCGCCGCTGCCGCTGCTGCCATAGCCGGTGAGGCTGGTGACTTCCCCAATCCAGGGACCGATGTTGCACGTGCCCCGGGCCGCGATGTTGAATGCCGAGATGAGCTTGCACCTGACCTCGCGCACTGCCCCCTTACCCGGCGTGACCTGGAGGCTGTCGGGGTCATAGACGTCGGCGATGTTGAGGACGCGCCGGCGCGTGCGGTGCATCCGCCAGGTCATCGCGTGGGTGACCGGATCGCAGTGCCAGTAGCCATGCCGCGTGAGGGGGATGCTGTCGGCGAGATACTCCAGGCGGCCCCTGAGGCGGTCCTGGTAGGGCAACTGCTCGGCGGTCGGGTCGGTGTCCCGAAGCGTCCCGTCCTCGTCGTACTCGCTCGGAAGCGGCACGCCGATCATGCCGGCGGCGACGACCTCCTTGGCGTCACGCACGGCGTCCGCATCCGGCGAGCATTCGACGTTGAGGGTGATGGTCTCGCCCGATACCGCCGGCGGCAGGCTGCGAATGGTCCCACGGCCGAGGATCCGCATCCCGGCAAGCGTCCCGTCGTCAGACTCGACGAGGGCACAGTAACGGGTCTGACCCGTCTCCCAGAGCTCCCACCCCGGATTGTCGAGATCGACCGTCAGGTACGGCAGACCGTCGCGACCGCGGTTCCGGACGAACGACATGACTAGGTCGTCGGTGCCCTCGTCGTAGAGCATCGCCTGCGTGATGGGCTGCTGAACGTCGTCCAGCCAGATGAGGTACGGCAGCGTCATGCCAGCACGACCAGCGTCAGGCCCCAGCCCTGGCGTCCCTCGATCTCGGTCATCGTGCCATCGTCGATGGCCAGGACCTGACAGGGATAGATGGGCCTGTAGCGGACAATGACGTCGGTCCCCGGGATCGAATCGATCGTCACAGTCTTCCCGACGACGGTGACCGGCACACGGGTATTCGTGTCGGCACGGTGCGCGATGACCGCATATCCGGACGCCTTCTTTGCGTCCGGGCACGGCGTGTAGCGGAGCACCACGTTCGTCAGGCCGGCCGGGATGACGGCGCCCTGGAAATGGATGGACTGGAGGAGGACGGGATCCCGAACGCGCAGGTGCTCCCAGCCCGGCGGCAAGCGATCCTTGCAGGTCAGCGTGATCTGGTGGATGCGCAGGTGCCTGGGACCGAAGATCTTCGGCACGCCCCGCCAGGTCGTCTTCACGGTGTGCTTCTGGAGGTCCTCGTGGGCCTCCTCGATGCCGAGCTCGGCGCCCGCCGCGAGGGGGACGCCCGAGATGCGGGCCCGGGTGTGCCAGGGAATCTGGGTGGCCATCGGTCAGGTTCCGAAACGGTTGGAAGCGGCCCGGGCGCGGGCGAGTGCGTCTTGGTCCATGTAGCCAGGCACCCGGGCGGTCTCGCCGTCGGCCGACTTGAGCTCGAACACCACCGGCACGGGCGGGATCTGGCTGCGCGGGCCGTCGTACGCCGGCGGCTCCGTCCGAATGGGGCTCGGGGGCGGCGCGACGTAGGCCTGGGCGAGGATGTCCGGGCGGCCGCGCTCAGCGGCGAGCGTCCGCTCCCACTCGACGGCGGCCTGGGCGCGCTCCCGGGCAAGCTGGTTCCCGAGCGGGGAGGCCCCGCCGACCTCGGCGTTCCGGGCGAACTGTCCCTCGACCTCCTTCAGCTTGCCGTCCGTGTCGTTGACCCAGTCGGCGAGCTTGCCCGTCCAGTCCTTGAGGAAGCTCAAGGGGCCGTCGTTCTGGGCGAGCTTGTAGACGCCCACCCCGCCGGCGACGCCGCCGAGGATGGCCATGCCCCAAGGCGTAGCGGCGAGCGCGCCGACCGCCTGGAGCTTCGTCAGGAGCCCGCCCAGCGCCGCCGTCAGGCCCCCAACCGCGGTTGCGGCGCCACCCGCCCCGGCGGACACGGCCCCGCCGAGACCGAGGAATGCCGCGATCCACTTGAGCGGCTTCATGACCACGCCGAGAGCCATGCTCAGGCCGCCGAGCGTGCCGGTAAGCTTGAGGAAGGCCAGGAAGAAAAGGGCGCTCTCAAGGTTGATGCCGGACAACCCGACGATGGCGAACATCTGGTCGTAGACGGCCCTGAACCAGCCCCAGCCCTCCTTCGCGGCGTTGGCTACGAACAGGAAGCTGTCGGCGAGGCCCTTGGCATTGCCGAAGTTGAGGCCATCGAGCGCCGCCTGGGCGTCCTTCGCCGGCGCGCCGATCTGCGACCACACCAACGCGACGTCGGCGCCGACCTGCTGGAACCAGATCTGCCAGTTGCCGATGTAAGCCTTGAGGTCGTCGAGCGACTTCATCATGCCGGCGAATGCCTGGCCCGGGCCGGTCATGGCCTCGCGGTCCCCGGCCCACACGGCGCCGAGGTCGGCCCACACGCGCCTCACGTCGTGCACGAACGTGATGACCTTCTCCTTGGCCGCCGGGATCCAGGCGAACTGATAGGACCCGACGTCCTGGTCGTTGCCGGTCAGCGCCGCCTTTAGCTCGAACGCCAGGCGCTGCGCCTGCGGGATGACCGCCGCGATGCTGTCCCGGATCTTGAGGAGCCACGGGAACTCGGTGACCTGCTGCCGGTCGTTGACGGCCGCGTAGAACACCTCGCCCGCGAACCGGCCGACGGCGCCGATGGCGGTCCGCAGCTTGATCAACCACGGGAACTCGGTGACCAGGGCATCGTCGCCGCCGATGGTGAGGATGACCTCACGCGCCAGCCGCCCGGCCGCGAACAGGCCGGTCTGGAGATGCTTGACCCAGGGCATCTGGACGTTCGCGATCTTGTCCCCGGACATGGCGGCGAACAGGGTCTTGACGGATGGCCACGCCTTCCGGGCGAGGTAGCCGATCCACGTCAGGCCGTTCCGGACGTCGATAAGCCACCGGTGCTTGATGTTCGGCTGGATGACGATGCTCTGCATCTCGACGCCGGCCGCCTTGGCCGCGGCCTGGACCTTGGCGGTCTGGGTCGCGACGTCGCCGACGCTGTCATAGACTCCGTCCCAGCCGCCCTTCACGAGGACGTACAGGTCCGCCGTGTAGCTCAGTAGGGTGTCCGACCCGCGACCGAACGCGTTCGCGACGATGCCCCTGTAGTCGTTCACGAGCTCCGCCAAGATGCGGAACGTGGTCGCGATCTGGGCGGACGAGCCGCCGGCAACCGAGTTCATGAACCCGGTCCAGGAGTCCTTGAAGTCAGAGACGCCACGGCGGGCGTTGTCGAGGGCGCCGATATCCCGCTCGTCGAGGAACGTGCCGGACCGCTGCATGCGCTCCTTGGACTTCGCCAGGAGGTCGGTGTCGGCCGCCAGGGCCTCGAACAACGGGATCAGCTTGGCCGCGTCGTCCTCGCCGAACATCTGGCTGAGGAACGCCACGCGCTCGGACGAGCCGAGGCGGTTGGCGGACTGGATCACCTCCAGGAGCGCCGCCTGCGTGCTCTTCACGTTGCCGGCCGCGTCGGTGGCGGAGATGCCGAGGCGTGAGAAATACTTGCCCAAGTCGCTGTCCGGCGACGTCGCGACGGCTTTCAACTGACCCTGGAACTGGATCAGCGACCCACGGATATCGTCGACCTCGATGTTGTACTTCTTCGCCGCCCCGACGAGGGACTGATATGTGTCGAGGTCGAGGCCCGAGGACCGCGACGCGTTGACGATCTGGGCGCTGCGCTCGCTCGCGTCGGAAACCGCCTTGACCGTAAATGCGGTCGCCCCGCCGGCCGCGGCTGCCCCGAGGGCCCCGCCCTTGAGCGCCGTGCCGGTTCCGATGCGGGCGACCGACGCGGCGCTGCGGGCCGCCGTCGTGCCGACGCGTGCCAACATGGACACCGCCGCCCCGCCGAGGTGAAGGGTGAGCTTCGAGGCGGCCGCAAATGCGGACGCGCCGATGCTGGCCACCGCGAGTGATGCCTTGGTGGCGGTCGAGGTGATGGTCGCGACCCCGGAAGCGGCGGCGCCGATGCCGCGGCCGGTGCCCGTGACCAGGCCGACGGCGAGCGCCCGGCGGGATGCCACCGTCTTCTCTCGCTCCTTCGCGACGGCCGCGGCCTCCTTGGCGGCCTGCTTCTCGGCGGCGGCCGTGGCCCGGGCCGCCTTCTCGGTCGCGCGGACGTCGTCGAGCTTCTGGCGCCGGGCGTCGCGATCTTGCTTGTCGGCGGCCCGGTCGGCAGCGCGACGGTCGCGGTCGGCCTGGCGATCCGCCTTGTCCGCGTCCCGCTCCGCCTTCCGCTCCGCGTCCCGTTCGGCCTTCGCCAGCGTCGCTGCGGCCTTGTCGTCCGCCCGGCGCTGGGCCGCGGCCGCGGAGGCAGCCTGGCGGTCCGCCTTATCGGCCGCGCGCTCAGCGGCACGAGCGGCGTCCCGGGCGGCACGGTCAGACTCCCGGGCGGCCTTCTCGATGGCCCGGCGCTCAGCGGAGGTCTTAGCCGCGGCGAGGCGCTCGGCCTTATCCGCGGCCCTCTCGGCCGCGCGCGCGGCGTCCCGGGCGGCACGGTCGACGAGCCGGGCGGCCTTCTCCTCCGCGCGCAGCCGGGCGGCCTCGGCCGCAGCGGCCTGGCGCTCGGCCTTCTCGGCGGCCCGCTCCGTCTCACGCTCCTGGGCGCGCTTCGTCCGCTCGGCCTTGTCGGCGGCGCGCTGGGTCGCGGCGCGCTTCCGGTCGGCGGCGCGCTCCTCACGATCCGCCTGGCGGTCGGCCTCACGCTTGGCGGCGATGGCTTCCCGAGCGGCACGCTCCTCAGCCTGAGCCGCCTTCCGGGCAGCCGCTTCAGTTGCCTGCCGGCGCAGGTCCGCCTCGCGCTCGGCGATCCTCGTCATCTTCTTTTCGAGGGCCTCGCGCTCCGCGATCTCCTCCCGGGCAAGGCGGACGCGCTCCGCCGCGGCGACCTCGGCCGCGGCGACGGAAGCCTTCCCGTTCGCGAGCTCGTTGCGGTACGCGGCGGTCGCGGCCTTAGCGCGCTCCAACGCAATAGTGCGTTCAGCCTTCGCAGACTCCAGCGCATCCATCCTGGCCCGGGCCTGGGCCTCGGACGCGACAGGCTTGTTGTACGCCTTCTGGGCGGCGTCTTGGCGGGTCTTGGCGGCCGCGGCGAGGGCGGCCGCATCGTCGGCAGCCTGTTTCGCGCGGGCCTCACGGGCGGACGCCGAGGCCCTGGTGTCCCCGATGTGGGACCGGGCCTCGTCCTCCGCTTCGCGAAGGATGCGGGCGTTCTCGCGGGCCGACAGGATGGCGGCCTCGCGCACGCCCTTCGCGTCGGTCGGCTTCCGGATGGCCGGGGCCCGGGCGGCGGCCGCACGGATCTCAGCCTCCTCCATGGACACGCGCGTCAGGGCCCGCTCCAGGGCCTCCCGGCGCAAGGTCTCCTGCTCGGCCGCATGGATCGCGGCGGCCGCCTCCTGCTCGTCCAGCCGGGTCCGGATGGCCGCTTGAATGCGGGCTTCCTCGGTCATCCGATCTTCGGAAACCTTGCGGACACGCTCCTCATCGAGGCGCAGGGCCGCGGCCCGGCGCGCCTGCTCTTCGGCCCTGGCCTCGGAGCCGATCCCCTGCTCGGCGCGTAGCTCGGCCCGGCGCGCGAGGGCGGCCTCGACCGCCTGGCGCCGGGACGCGAGAGCCTGGCCCCTGAGAGCCTCGTCCCGCTCGTCGTCCGGATTGAGACCCTTCACCACCCGGCGGGCCCCGGCGGCATCGGCACGTGCCAGGGCGAGCCGCTGCCGGGCGACGGTGACGGCGGGATCCTCCCCGACGCGGGAGGGCTGGGCCTTCGCCCGGACGGCGACTTCGGCGACGACGGCCCGGGTGACGGTCTTCTCCAGCGCGATGCGCTCGGCCGCGGCGGCACGCTCCGCGCGGACCTGGAGCATGGCCTCGCCCTCGACGGCGGCCGTGGCCGCCCGGGCCGCCGCGTAGGCATCCCGGACACGCTTCCGGTAATCGAGGGCGCGCATGACGGCCTGGCGCCGGTCGCGCGCCGCCTGACGGAGTTCGGCCTCGCGATCCTGCGCGGTCTCGGCCTGTCCCTCCGGACCGGCGGCCCATGCCTGGGTCGCGAGGAGCTCGGCCTTCTGCTGGCGGGCCTTGGCCCGGGCATCGAGGAGGGCGGAACGGGATCCCCTCGTCAGGTCCGCATTGCGGTAACGGGCGAGGCGGGTGTCCCTGTCGCCGGGCATGTCGTCCTCGACGCCGGCGACGCGCGCTGCGGCGACGGCCGCACGGACCCGGGCCCGGGCGGCGAGGCGCTGCTCGACGAGGGCGCGTCGCTTGGCTTCGTATTCGGCCATGCCGTCGGGACCGAGGTCCTGGTCCCGGCTCATGGCGCGGACCTCGCGCCACGGCTTCCTGAGGGCTGCCAGGTCGGTCCGGGCGTCGGCACGACGTCGGGCCTCGGCCGTGGCATAGACCCCGTCGGTGGCTGCCGCGCGTGCGACGGCGGCGGCACGTAGCTGGATCTCCTCGGCCCGACGCTCCTCAGCCTGAGCGGCGGCACGGGCGGCACGGGCCTCATCGGCGGCGGCCTGGGCGGCGGCCCTCTCGGACGCCTCGCGCTCACGGTTGATCCGCGCGTCGACAACGGCCTGAGCACGTGCGGCCGCAGCCTCCCGGGCGGGTGCGTCTGCCTGATCGAGAACGCCCTTGGCCGTGGCGGCGGCGCGGGCATCGCGCAGCCGGGCTCGGGCCGCGAGGGAAGCCTGGGCTGCGGCGACGCGTTGGTCCCGGGCGGCATGTGCCGCGGCGAGGGCCTCGTCAGATCCGTCCCGTGTGTAGTCCTCAACCGCCAGCCTGTAGTCGACACGGGCGCCACTCGACGCGCTTCGGGCGGTCTGCATGTCGGCACGGGCAGACTGCACGCCGGCGATGGCAGCCTTGCCCCCGGCCGGAAGCCGCTTCTTCGCGGCCTTGGCCTCGGCCATGACGCGGACGTCGATCTGCTCCTTGGTGACGGCCGTGAGCTTCCGCTGGAGGGCCTCCTGCTCGCGCTCGGCGGCCTCGGCGACGGCCACCATCTCGCGGGCGGCCGCCTTCTCGGCGCGGAGCTCGGCACGGTCTTGGAGACGGGTCTGGACGGCGGCCCGGCGGGCGGCGGTCGCGGCCTGCAACTCGTCGGAGCGAGCCATGGCCTCCGACATGTCGGCGTTGTCGAGAGCGCCCCGGGCCTTGCGCTGGTTGACCCGCGCCAGGTCCGCGCGCCACTTGCCGGCGGCCGCCAGGTTCTGGGCCTCCTGGACCCGCATGGCCGCGGCGGCCCGGGCGGCATCGGCGGCCGCGCGGGTCGAGTTGGCGGACGACGCCGAGGTGGCGCTGTCCATGCCCTTGAGGACGCGGGCCGTCTCCGCGAAGTCGCGGCGGATGACATCGAGCCCCGCGATGCTGAAGTTCGCCCTAAAATCGGCGACCTCCTTCCTCATCGTCATGGCGGGGGCTCTCCTGTCAGTCGGTCCGGGCTCGGACCCATGCCTCGTACGCCTTGGGATCGGCGCTCATTCCCGCCATGACGGCGGCTGCGATCCGGGCCTGCTCCTCCCCCTCCTGCGCGACCTTGACCGCCGTCAGGGCCCGGACCTCCGCCATGGACAGGTTCCATGCCGAGAGGCCGATGCCGGTGAGCGAGAGGGCCATCGTCATCTCGACGATCCGGATGAACTGGGCGCGCCGGGGGTCCCGGATTACCGGGGCTTGCGGGCCCTGGGCTTCGGCTTCGTCCTCGTCCTCGCCTTCGAAGCTGTCCTCGTCGAAGGCGTCGGCGTCGGCTTCTGCGAGGACCCGGTCGCTGCCTCCCTCTTCGCCGCCGCCTGCATCGCCGCCATCGGCCGGCTCTTCATCGAGCGGGCGACCGCGCCGAAAAAACGCTCGGGGTCGTCTCCCCACGACCCGTACTCGACCGTGTCGAGCGCGACTTCGAGTTCCTCGATGGGGCAGTCCGCGATCCAGTCACGGAGCTCCTCGTTGCCGGGGTGGCCGAAGGAGATCGCGAGGAAGGCCGCGTTCGCCTTGAGGGCGGACTGGGCCTGGGCCTTCTGGAACGCCGCGGCGTCCGGCAGGACGGTGGGCTCTTCGCCCGCCTTGGCCTGCTCGGTCGCGATGGTGATCTCGGCGCCGAACGCGTAGAGCGCCTGCACGGACGGCAGGGCCGCCACGTGCTCGGTGTACTGCGCCACGGTAACCGGGACCCACGGGATCTCCATCCCGCGGAGGACGACGATGCCGCCCTTCGCGGGAGTGACCTGGAGGCCCGCCTTGAGCTCGGCGAGCGAGAGGAGCGTACGCGCCATGGGCTTAGGCGGCCGAATCGACGAGGTCGACCAGGTAGCCGTTCTCGCGGCCGGTGGGCTGCGAGTAGTCGGCCTCGATGGTGCCGGAGACGCTGATCTTCACGACGTCGTTGCCGTCCTGGATCATCTGCACGTCGCCGCCGTCGCCGCCGAAGGCGAGCTGCGGGATGATCAGCTTCCGGTTCACGCCGCGCAGGTTGTTCTGGCGCATCATGAAGCGGCCGCGGAAGAACAGGCTCGACAGGAGGTCGTAGGCCGAGACGCTGGCGGCGGCGGTCACGGCGGGGGCCGTGAAGGTGACCTCAACGTCCTCGTTGGCCTCGGCGCCCTCGGGCCACGAGGTGATCTGGATGGTGCCGGACTTGCTGTCGTGACGGTAGGTCAAGGGCGAGACGACCTCGCCGCCGATCTCGACGCTGGTCACGACGGTGTTGATGAGGCCGGCGTGGGCAGCCTCCTCGACGACGTTCGCGCCACCCTTGAGCTCCAGGATCTCCTGGAGCATGGCGCCCCGGAAGGTCTGGGTCTTCGAGGCGACGGCGTCCTGGGTGTAGGGGCGCTGGTTCGCCATGAACGCCAGGCCCATGCCCAGCTTGTTCAGGTTCGAGAACTCGATGTCGACCATCCCGCTCTGCTCGGAATAGTCGGTCGCGATGATGGGACGGCCCGGGTCCTCGGGGGTCCGGATCTCGCTCTTGGTCGAGCTCTTCTTCCACGACAGGGTGGCATGCCCGAACTGGGTGTAGCCGGCCTGGCCGAGAAGCTGAAAGCCACACTGCCCGGCGGGCTTGAGGAGGCCATTGGCGGAGAGCGGCTTGTAGATCGTGCCCATCGGGGCCTCCTGTTATTGACGCGAAAGGATCGTGCCCGGGTCGTTTTCCGAGCTCACGAAGGGGACGACGAACGCCAGGTGGAAGCCGCCCTGCGACCCCTTCTCGGAGGCGAAGGTCTGCGGCTGCGAGGACACCAGGCGGATGTCCTCGATCTCGATGCCCAGCGCGGCGGGATCGCACAGCGCGGCGCGGGTCTTGTTCGCCAAGTCACGGCTTTCGAGGCGGAAGGTGTCCAGGCCCTCGTCGAGGACGATGAGGACGTCCATCTTCTGGTGGCGCTCGATGAGGCGCTCGCCCGGCTCGCTGCCGTGGTACTCGCGCACGTCCTCGGCGCCGATGCCGATGACGCAGCACGGCAGGTACTTCTCCGGGATCGGGAAGTCCTCCGGCCCGAGGACGCGCTTGAACTCCGGAACGGCCGCCTTGATGCGGGCCCGGAAGGCGTCCTCGATGATCGTGAGTGCGTCGGACAACTGGCTCTCTCGCTACGTGCGAGAGGGAGATTCCGGGGTGGCCCGTGGCCCGTGCAAGGTCACGCCCCGCGTGCGGCCGACGTGCGCCCAACGCTACTCGGCGCGGGCCAGCGTCAGCTTGCGCCAGAGGCCCTGCCAGGCCTCCACGGCGAGCACCTGGTAGGTCTCGCCCGCGACCACGATGGTGGCGGCCCCGGAGGTCCTGCGCTGCCGAAAGCGGAACACGGTCGATTGGGTCAGGGCGGCGATCTCGTCGCCGTCCTCCAGATCCTCCAAGGCAAGCTGTCCGGCGACCGCCAGCTTCAGGGTGGCTGTGTCCGCCTTTGCGGTCACAAGCTGCGGCTGCTTGAGCTGAAGCTTCACGAGGCCACCGCCGTCATCGAGGGCGACGTGGATCTCCCAAAGTGCGCCCTCGGCGTAGATCATGTCGCCGATCTCGACCTCGGGCGCGGCCGCCTTCTCAATGGATGCCAGGTCCTCGGCATCGAGCATGGGGACCTCCCCATCCATCCGGGACCGGACGAGCTCGGTCCGGATGAAGGTGGCCCGAAGGGAGACCGTGCCATGGGCGCGGCTCTCCAGGAGCGCGGGCCCCGACGCCGGGTGGGCCATGACCAGCGTCCGGGCGAGAACGGCAAACAGGGGCGAGGTCACGGGACCGGCTCCAGAATGGCGTCGACGTCCGCCTTAGTCGTCGCGGTGCCGGCGACGATGGCGAGGAGCGCCTGGCCCTCGCGCACGAAAGCATCCCTGACGTGCCGGCCGACGGCGACCGCCACGGCCTGCATGGTCGCGGCGTCGATGGTCACCGGGCCAGCCATCGCCTTGAACACGATGGGGCTGTCCCGGTCCACGAGCGACAGGGCGTAGGCCCGGTCGATCAGGCCCTGGCTGTCGCGGTCGGTCCTGATCGTCAGGCCACCGATCTCGATGCCGGCGGTCTCGATTTCGAAACGCCGTGTGGCCGCATATGCGGACAGGTCGGAGGTGACGGGGACGGCGCCCGGGGCGGTGCGGTCCACGGCCGTCAGGCCCTCTGGGGCCGGCGTCCCGACATAGGCCGGGCCGTCGGTCCAGGCGAGGGCCAGGCCGGCCCAGGATGGGTTGGCTAGGGCCCTGGCAAGCGCCCCTTCGCCGTCGCCTGCGTCGGCGATCACGGTCGAGAGGGAAGGGTCGAGAACGATCAGGCGCATGGCGGGAGTCCTTAGGCGGCGAGGAGGTCGACGACCTCAGTCCCGTTCGCGTTGCGGGTCACGTTCCGGAAGGAAATGGCGAACCTGTCCCCGGTGATCTGCTCAACGGCGGAGACGGTGACGGCGTCCGCGGGCGTGAAGCCCGCCACCCCCGCGCCGACGTTGAACGTAAACGTGGAGACCACGGTGAAGGGGGAGGTCCCGATGGCCGCGTTGGGGTCGATGGACACGACCGTCCCCGTCATCGTGGCGTTGGCCGCCTTGGTCAGGATCAGCGCCCTGGTCGGTCCGAGGGGGAGGATCTCGATGGCGGCCACGCCAAGCGCCCCAACGGTCGAGAACGACCCGACGACGGAGAGTGCGTTCGTCGCCGGATTGCGGCGGATGAGCCAGGTCCCGTACTGAGACCCGGACGTGAAGGCGACGATGGTCAGGCTCTCGGACAGGCACGTCACGCGCGGGCTGCCGGCGATGGACACGCCGAGGCGGAGGCTGGTGACGACCCCGGCACCCGCGTCGTCGGCATGGACCAGGGAGACGGTCGCCTGGCCCCCGACGAACCCGGTCGCGGAGCCTTCCTGTAGCATGACCAGCATGTCGACCGCGCAGCGGTCGACCATGAGGCTGTATGTCGACACGCCCGCGGCGAGGTATCGCAAAACGCGGAACGAGGAACCCGGGCTCCGCTCCCCGACGTCGAGGATCGGAGCCCAGCCGGTCGCGGAAGCGGCGACGTTGGCATAACGGGCGAGACCATAGCCATTGAGCCCAACGGGGAACAGGCGACGGCGATGACCGTAGGACGTCCCGACCGCGCCCGCGCCCCCGCTCGCGCTTGAGGTATGGTTGACGGTTCGATCAGTAACCGACGTGATAGTATTGGTCGCAGGGTCAAAGCTAACGCTGACGGTGACGCCAATGAAGATGAAGTTGTCGGACGAGTTTTGACCGTAATACTCAACCTTGAACGCGGTGTCAGACAGTCTTAGACCGCCGAACATGAGACCGCGATTGATGTTGTACGATCCGGCAGGGCCAAGGTTCGGGCCGATCAGGGACGTGGAGAGCTGCGTGGGCGCGCCGGTCGTGGCGTCGACGGAGAACAGGGTGACACGCGCGAACGGCTGTGTCTGGGCGCTGGAGATATTCTCCGACGCGACGACCGCGAAACGGGTCGGGGTGAGCCATACGATTCCGGCGCGGCCGTCCGAGTCCAGACCGACGCCGGGGAACGTGGCCATGCCACGCGAGACCGCGGCTCCGGGGGTCGCCAGGGCTGAGATGGGGAACGCGACGGGCGGCGCAACGAGGCTCATGCCGGCGGGCTTGGCAACGCCCTCAAGCGCCGTCAGCCGGGCGGCGGTCGAGACGCGCCGGGCCTCAAGCTCGGCCGTCAGGACGTCGAGCTTGGCAATGAGTTCCGCGGGGGCGACGGTGCCGGCGAAGGTTGGGATGGCTGTCACAAGGGTCCTCAGGAGGTGGGCAGGACGGAGCCGTCCATGCGCAGGCGGGGATCGTCGAGGCGGACGCCGGGGTCAGTCAGACGCCAGGCGCCGGCGGACGGGACGGTGACGGCGGCGGTTCTGCCGGTGGACAGCCGGACGAGAACGGTGGAGGGGCCCGTGCGCTCGGCGCCCACGACCCGGGTCGGCGGCGGGCGGTAGTCGCCGATCATGCCTCGCCCCCAACGGTGGCGGCCGCCAGCACGCGCAGGTCGAGGTCGCCCTGCGCGTCTGCGATGACGACGAGGTCGGCCTGGGCGGCGTCGGGGAGGAGGAACGTCCAGACGCCCTCCGGCAGGGGGAACAGGGCGGCGCGCATCTGGTCGGGCGTCTTCCCGGCGACCTGGCCGCGGTGCCCAACGTAGAGCGTGCGCAGAGCCGGGACGACGAGCATGACGACGCTGGCCGCGGAGGCCAAACCGGCGTCGAGGCTGCGGGCCTCGGTCGCCTTCACGGCCACGGCCGAGGCATGGCCCCCGAGCGGGAAGGCCTGGACGGCAGCGCCGCCTTCGTAAACGGCGGCTGAGACGTACTTGTCGGCCATGGGCCCCTCGATGAGAAAGGGCCCGCCCGGGGTGCGGACGGGCCCTCGTTTCAGGACGGATGGAGGGCGGCGCTCACTTGAGGCGAGCGTACTTCTTCAGGCTGTTGGGGCCGATGACCTTGACCTTGATGACGGCGCGCGGACGGGCCATCAGGTTCAGGAAGCAAGCCTGGAGGAGGACCTCCTCGCCCTTGCCGTGCTTCGTCGGCTCGATGGACACGTACATGTCCAGCGGGTTGCCCCAGAACTCCTTCATGTCGGACGGGCCGACGACGGAGCGGGCCTGGCCGGGGCCGACCGGCGAGAAGTACATGAACTCGTCGGAGACGAACCCATCGGTGGTGCCGTTGGGCAGGGTGTACCGGGCACGACCGTAGGAGGCGAGGTCGACCGCCTCGGACATGCGCACGCCCTTGCGCTTGTCGATGGACTGAAGCTGCACGTTCAGAGGGTTCTGGGCGGCAGACTCGACCTGCTTATTCAGGCGCAGGTTGGCGTGGGCGTTGCGGCCGGCGACGGCCACGTAGCGGTCCGCGGCCATGGCGCCGAGCTCGTCCTCGGACTGCTCCATGAGCTCGATGAACGCCTCGGTCGCGTTGAACTTGGCGTCCGTGGTGTCCCACTCAAGCACAATCTGCTCTTCGCCGAGACGCTGGAAGATGTCGATGACGAGCGAGCCGTCGTCGTCCAGCACCTTGCCTTCGAGCCAACCCTTGGCGCGCTGGAAGCCCCGGGTGTGGACCATGCTCTGGCCCATGGGAGCCAGGATGGCGTCGCGGTGCGCCTGGAGGGTGATCAGGTTGGTGCTGCTGGTCTCGCGACGGTTCAGGACCTCACGGTTCTGGATCGTATCGCGGAGCTCGTAGACCGGGATCGGGATCTTCACGGTGTGGCGCTTCGAGCGATCCTGCACCGCCGCGTCGCCGCCGCGGGCGGTCACCGGCACCAAGCGGACCGTGCCCTGCTCGATGTCGATCTGGATGTCCTCGGTCACCGAGACGGTCTCGGTGGCGGGGATGAGGGTCTGGATGCCCGTATCCACGAACGGCATCTTGTTGACCGCGTCGGTCATCGTGACGTTCGAGAAGGGGTCGTTGCTGAACACGTCGGACATTGCCGTTGCTCCTGTCGCGGCCGCGCTCAGCGGGCCCGGAAGATGATGCCGCGGGCGGCGGCCGCCTCGGCGATGGCGTCGAAGAGATCGGCCGTCTCGGCGGCGTCGGCTCCCACGGGGAAGTCGATGCGGTCCGAGACCACCTCTGCGTCGCGGCAGAGGTTGGCACCCAGCACGCGCTCACCGGGGGCGCCCGCCTCGACCTCGGCGACGAGGAAGCCGGCGAAGGTCTGGGTGGCGGGGACGGCGATCAGGCCCGCCCCGGCGGGGACCACCGCGCCGGCCGCGGTGCGGGCGAGCGGGGTGGACGCGCCGTACCGGGTGTCGGGGGTCAGCTTCACGGTCTCGTAGGACCGGTCGCCGAGGTCGGTGAGGATGAAGTCGGCGTCGCGGTGACGCTCTTCGATGCGGTAGGTCTCGGTGCCCATGACGGGAGATTCCTCAGTTAGCCTGGCCGGCGCGGTGAGCGACGTAGGCGGAGCGGGTCAGGAGGGCGGGCTTCTGGGCTCCACCACCCGAGGATCGGGTGACGGAGATCTCGCCGCCGCTGGTGGCGATGGCCGAGACCGCGACGGTGCGGAGCTCCTCGACCGAGGCGCCGCCGGCGGCGAGGCCCTCGAAGTCCGCGATGCGGCCGTTCCGCTGCGCGACGCCCCGGAGCGCGTCGACCTGGGCCTTGCGCGCCGCATCCACGGCCGGGGTGGCGACGGGGAGCACGGGGGCGGACCGCTGCGACAGGCGGGCCTCGGCGGACGCCAGGGCGGAACGGGCGGCGTCGACCTCGGCCTGGATGGCGGCGACGTCCTCGACGACCGGGGGCGTCACGACGGCATCGGGCACGATGACGGGAGCGGTGATCTCGGCGGGGGTCTTGTCGGTCACGTCGGTGGCTCCTGAGCGGATGCGCGCGGTGTTGTCCGCGGGGACGGCCACAAGTGACGCCTCCCGCGGCTTCCACCGCTTGATGGTGATGAGGGGGACCTGGCCGGCGCGCAGGCTCATGGACTGCTCGACGATGTCGAAGCCCACGGACACGGACCGGATGATGCCGTCCGCGATGTCGGTGGCGATGTCCTTCACGCCGTCCCGCTGGGACAGGCGGCCCGTGCAAACGAGGGCGCCGCCGTCGAGCCGGGCGCTCTCGATGACGCCCACGATGGCGTCGAGCGCGTAGTAGTAGTGGGAGTTGAGGATGGACGCGCCGACGAGTTGGTCGAGCTCCTCGGCGCCCCTGATGTCGAGCTGCTCCTCGACCGCGTGCCAGCGGGCGTACTCGTCGCCGTCAGCCTGGTAGTAGCGCTCGGACTTGACCGGCTTTCCGGACGCGAGCGTGAACTCGAATGTGCGGGTCTCGGGATCGAAGGAGGACGAGGAACCGGCGCCCGAACGGGTCACCAGGTCCCCGTCCCTCAGGCCGCGACGGACCGTCGGCGCGAGGGGCGCCTTGGGGGTCGTCGGGGTCTCGGGAACGGTGGTGGACAAGGACGGGTGCTCCAGCAATTTCTGAAGCTTCCGGGGCCGGGCGTGGCCCGTGCAAGGTCACGCCTGAGAGGTCCTCTCAGACCTTGTCGTCATCCAGCACGCTGTCCTCGCCGGAGGCGGCGTCGACGATGTCGCGCTCGCGGGTTTCCTCCGCCTCGGCCTCCGCGAGGACGCGCTGGGCCACGGGGGTCTCGAAGGTGCCCCGGGCGGCACCGGCCACCAAGCCGAGCGTCGCGGCCCTGGCAGCCGCCTTCGCGGCGCGGCGGTCGCGGACCTCGGGGCGGATCCCGAACATGCTGGTGGTGACGGTGTCGGGATCGATGATGTTCGCGTCGATGGCCTTGAGCATGCCCGCGATCTCCTGGCTCTGCCGGGTGATCTGCATGGCGGGCCACTGCCACTCGCACATGTAGGCCTCCCACAGGGGACGGCCGGGCGGCGGGGTCCATAGCCCGACGGCGACGGCGGCATCGACGAAGTCGACCCGGGACGGATTGAAGAACTGATGCTCCAGCATCGAGTGCTCGATGTCCGCCTTGCGGCGCATGCTGATGCCGGCGAACGACATGGCGCGCTCGGTGATGCTCTCGACGTCACCGGTGACCTCGTGGACCGGGGTGCCCATGCCCGCGCAGAGGTAGAGCAGGTTCAGCCTCACGGTCTGCTGGAAGTTGGCGTTCGGGGGCGGCTGCATCATCTTCGCCTTCACGCCCGCAGGCAGGCGCCCGATCATGCCCGGCGACATGACGATGTCGTCGATGAGCGACCGCATCTCCTCCTCGTCCGGTCCCTCCTCACCGTCCGGCAGGTCCTCCTCCAGCATGATGGAGAGGTACTGGGAAGTGAGCATGTTGCGGATGTTGGCGTCCTCGAACTCGAAGTTCTTCAGGGCGCGCAGGATGCCGGCCGCCAGCGGGACGTCGGGGCGGACGGCACCGGTCTCGGAGGGCACGTGGATGTGGTAGAACTCGTTGGCCGGGACGCGGGTCTGCTCCAGCGGCACGAACGACCCCATGGGGTCGGAGGTCCGGGGATGCCGGTTGTAGGGCCAGTAGGCGGCCCTGCACTCAATGGGGTCGAGCTCGACGCCCTGGATGACGCGGCCACCCGGGGCGATCTGGTTCCCCTCCGACTGGGTAACGTTGTTGCCGGTGGTCAACTGCTGGCTCGACAGGGTCTGGAACTGCACCGGCACCAGGAGGCCACGCTCGGGCACCAACGACCCGTCGCGGAGCCTCTGCACCCGGCGGGTCCGGCGCCGGATCATCCCCTCGCCGTCGAGGAGGTAATCCCGGTAGGTGTCGTTGCGGATGAGGGATCCGAGGTCCTGTCCGCCGCGGGCGTCGAACCGGGCAGAAGCCATGCAGTAGAGGTCGTCGAGCTCGGGGTACTTGGACACGGGCACCGGGCCCGTGCTGACCATGAGCTCGCACGTCTTGTTGATGAGCGACTTCACCCAGTTGTCGTTGCGGTACTGGTTCCTGACCAGGTTCTGGCTAGGACGCATGTACCGGATGGCGTCGTAGGGCCCGAGACTCTGGGTCTGGGGCACCAGGCCTGAGGTCGATGCCGCCAGATACGCGGGTTGGACCCGGCGCTGGGAGGGGGCCGTCCCGAAGCTCGTGGCCGAGCGGGTGCCGTCGGGCGCGAAGACGCCGCGGATCGCGCTGCCGGCGCGTGCCAGAAGGCCGGGGGGTGGTGCGCGCATATCAGTAACCGATGTCGTGGGAGGGCCGGGTCCACCGGATACGGCGGCGTGCCTTGTCGACCTTGGGAGGCGGAGGGGGCCGCGGCGTGCCGTTGATCTCGGCGATCCGGCAGCGCATCTCCCAAATCGAGTAGCGGGCGCTGTCGGGGGTCATGAATTGAGCCCCGCCACCTGGACCGGTGATCTGGACCGCGCCGGCCGAGACCTGAGACTGGAGATGGTCGATGCCGGCACGGCATCGTTCCTCGCTCCATTCCGCGTAGGTGTTCCAGGTCGCCATCGTCACCATCCGAGGCCGCGATGGAGGACGCCATACCGGCGCTTGCCCTCCCGCACCGGGGCCTCGGCGGCGTTGGGAGGTCCGCCCCGGGGCTTGTCACCCGAGATGCGCCGGACGCCTGAAAGGCGCGGCGCCTCCGCCGGGGACGGCGCAGGGCGAGGTTCATCCCGCGAACCGTCCGGCTCCACCCGTGGCCCGTGCAAGGTCACGGGATCCGCCGCGGCCCGACGTGCGCCCGACGCCGGCACGTTGTCCGCATTTGCGGTCACAGGCGGCTTTGGGCGGTTCCGCTTCTTCCGCATCGGCATCACCTCCGGGTCGAGCGACATGGCGTTCCTCGATTTCGTGCTCTTGGCGCCCTGCCAGATCATGGCCGCGAGGGAATAGACGACGCAGTCCAGCACCTCGTTCGAGACATGGTCCTGCCCGGGCGGCTTGCCCCACCAGCAGATGTCCGCGTTCGCCGGGTCGTGGTGGAGGATCTCGGCGGTCAACTGCTGGAAGAAGTCGGTGCCCCGCAGGGTGCCCGAGAACCGGAACGAATAGGGCTGCCCCGGTTCGATGCGCAGGCAGTCGTCGATGTGGTCCTTGAGCCCCTGGGTGCCGACGTAATCGAAGTCGATGCCACCGCTCTTGTCCGCGTTGCGGGGGCGCTTGGTGATCGGCTTGGCCCGGTTCTGGCGGTAGCCCTTGGCCTCCTTCCGCCCCTTGAACGGGATGATCTTCCGGCGCTTGCTCTCGCGCAGCCGGCAGAACGCCAAGGCCTTCTGGGTCAGGTAGCCGATGTCGACGCCCACGCGGGACGGGTACAGGACGGTGCCGTCCGGCTTCTCCCACCCCTCGTCCAGCATGGCCCAGATCTGCCGGGCGGCGTCGGGGCCGAACGGGTCGATGGGCTCCCAATCCTGGTGGATCTCACCGTCGTCGTCGACGAGCTCGATGGCGGTGCGGTCGATGATGCGGCGGCCGAGGATGAACTTCTCCTCGTTCCGGCCGACGCCCGTGAACACGGCCTCGTGGCGAGGCAACTGGTTGCGCCGGTGCGAGCCCTCCTGGGTGTCGATGCCGACGAGGATCTCCTGGACCTCCTGCGGGCACGGGGCGTCGAAGTCCTCGCACCGAGCCTCAAGCTCGTCGGGATCCGTCTTGCCCTCGACCTCAGGCGTGTAGGGCTTGGCCAGCCACAGGTTGACCCAGTTCTGTCGGCGCGTCGGGTCGCGAAGCTGCGCCCGGTACTCCTTGATGATCTCGGCCCACGCGGACTGCGGATCCTTGGAATGGATCGCCCACGAGTAGATGCCCCAATGCCCCTCGTCCGCCGTGTCCGCCGCCGTGGCGACGATCTCGCCGGCCTCCATGACGTCGTTCTTGGCGATGGGCTCCGAGAGCCACTTCTTGCACCCGGCGCACTCGTAGCCGATCTCGACCGCCTTCCCGGCGTCGTCGCACCTGAACTTGAGCCCCGGACCCGGAATCTCGCCCTTCACCCCGGCCTGGCTGACGTTGGGCAGGAACTCCTGCGGAGGGGCGTCGCAGCATGGGAAGGGGGCCATGAGCACGCCCTTGTCGGACCGCTCCCACTCCAGCGCGACGACGCAGTTCGGGGTCGTGGGCGTGCCGCCGGCGTAGACCTTCGGGTCGAAGTACTCGGCCGCGCGCCGGGCGGCGAGCTCGATCTTGTTGCCCTCGGACCCCTTGCCCTTGGCGAGGAAGGCCGGGTCGCCGGTCTCGTCGGCTGCCACCAGGTAGCCGCGGATGGCCTTGAAGGCGGCGTCGATCTGCACGCCGCGAAGCTGGATGACCGCCCCGTTCGCCAGGTAGATGTCGGTCCACGCGTCCTTGACCTCGGCCCCGGCCGTCTCGCGGATGAGGTGCCGGAGCGACGTCGACGCCTGAAGGATCGGCTTGAGCTTCTTGTCGTGGAAGTCCTGCGCGTCCGGGATCGTCCTCTCGTAGAAGATGACGTCCTGGGCCTCGTAGCAGGCGAAGTAGAGGAGGAGCAGCGCCAGGAGGAGCGAGGAGCCCGCCCGGGGGGGCTTGAGGTAGACGACCCGGCGGACGCCCTTCTTCTGGAAGGCGCGGGCGATGGCGCGCTGGATGACGTCCAGCACCACGGGCCCGGGGCGAGACCCGTTCGGGATGACGCAGTTACCCTCGATCCACGCGACGATGTCGACGTAGGGGTTCGGCACCAGGTGGGTGCAGGCCTCGATGAGGTTGTCGCAGAAGGCCTCGAAGCCGGGGAGCGCGAGCTCGACGACGGCGGCCCGGACCTCGGGGCTAAGCTCGACGGGTTGCATGGTCGCGCATGGCCTGGTCGACGGCCTTGGCCCCCTCGCCGAGGGCGCCGGCGCAGTAGCCCTTGGCCTTGTCCCGCCAGCGGTCCACGAGGTCCGGGGGGAAGCCGGCCATGTCCCGGCAGATTCGGTCCGGGATCGACATCACGGCCTGGCGGATGATGCCGTTGGCCCGCTGCTGCGCCTCGACCATGGGGGCCCGGGGCACCAGGTCCTTGAGGCGCTCGCCGACCCGGGAGAACCGGTCCATCGCCTGCGCCGCCTTGTTGGGATCGGTCATCCCCATCCACCCCTCGAAACCGCCGGCGACGGCCTTGGGGGCGTTCTTGACGGCGTCCGTCCGGGCCTGGGTCTCGCGCCAGTCGATGAACTTGCGGACGTCGATGTGGTAGCCGACCCCGTGCCAGCCGTCCTTCTCGACTGGCAGCCCCTTCCTGCGGATCCACTCTGAGAGGGTGTCCCGGTGGTAGCCGGTGATCTCGGCGAGCTCGACGATGTTGACGACCCGGCCCTTGGGAGCCTCGTCCGCATTTGCGGTCACGGGTTCGCCGGCGAGGTCCTCGCCGTCCCGAATGCCGGATCCCGTCCCCTCAGCCATGCCCTCGTTTCCGCATTCCAAAACCGACGTCCGCATTTGCGGTCAGTGACTTGGCTCCGATCCGAATGCGGAATGCGGAACCGATTTGAAAAAATTCACACTCAGCGAGGTGTCACGGGCGAATGCCTCCCCGCACGCCACAGGGGGCCTCTGGGGTCCCCATCGCGTGCGCCCACCGTCGGGCGCACGTCGGGCGCACAGCCTGGGGGTCGGGAGGATGCCATCCGGCATCCCCGCTGCCCCCGCGCGCATCGCGCCGCCCTCTACATCTTCGGCCCCCGGGTGATGGATCGGACCTGCGTCCCCGCACGCTCATAGGCCGCGTGGGCTGAGGCAGGCCGCCTCCTGTGTGATGCCAGGGTCGGCAGGGGGGCGTGGCCCGTGCAAGGTCACGAGGCCCATCCCCATCCCCATGCGCCCCATGCCCCATGGCCCCATCCCCATGGGCATCCGCACTCCTCATGGCCCATGGCCCATCCCCATGCGCCCCATGCCCCATGGGCCTATCCCCATGGGGCATGGGCATGGGCACCGACGCCATGGGCCTCATGGGCTAAGTCTTTGATATTGCGCCATGCGTCCCATCTGGCCCCATGGGCACGCCATGGGCTTTCATGGGCATGGGATGGGGCACCATGGGGCATGGGGCGCATGGGGATGGGCTGTACTTCACCGGCGCTTGATGGAGGTGGCGCGATAGATCCGGCTCATCTCCTGGGAGATGTGGGCGGCTCGCGTGATGTCGCCCCGGGCGTTGGCCGCGTCCCTCTGTGCCTTGAGTGTGGCGATGCGGGCGTCGGTCGCCTTGCGGCCCGCATGCCGGATGTTGTTGGCGAGCTCGTTGGCCATGAGGTCCGGGATGGCCCGTCGGGCCTCGGCCACGGCGCTTTCGAAGGGGCGCTGCATGATGGGCTGGTAGTCGGCATGTGGGATCTCGATGAGCAGGATCCGCGGCCTGTCCAAGTTGACCACCTTGGTCGGGTCCTTGACCTTGCCCTTGCCGTTGATGAACCGGGACCGCTGCGTCCCGGCATCCGTGACGGGCGCGCGCACCCTGGGCGGGCGCGCGATGTACCCCTGGAGGCGCGTGCCCCCGGCGTCGATCTCGCCTTTGTAGACCCCCCACCGGCCCGGGACCGACCGTTTGGCGTACACCCCGGAGGCGTTGCGGATGAGCCTGGCCATGGTCGACCCGGGCAGGTCGCCGGAGGCGTTGGGGCGGATCCCCTGCGTCCGTTCCAGATTGTCCCAATGGGGAACGAGCACACGGTCCTGCGCGAGGCCGACGTCCCCCGGCAGGCGCCGGTTCCGGTTGTCGCCCATAGCGTATTTCAAGACGGCGCTCTGGCTGTCCAGGACGTACGCCTCGGCCTCGACCTCCCCCGGGGAGCGCCCCTTCCCGAGACTCCTGCGGTACTGCCACCCCTGGAGCATCCAGGGTGTCGGGCGGTCGAAGACCTCGCCCGTGGCCGCCCGCATGTTCTCCGTGACCGTCTTCGCGGACTGGTCCGTGACCCATGCCGAAGCACGGACGAACTTCGAGTACGAGGCCTCGGAGACATACTGCTCCTCCCATGCCGCGATTGCCTCGCGGAGGTCGGAGAGCAGGACCATGTCGTAAGCGCTGGGCATAGCCGGATGGGGCGGTCTCCTCCGTGGCCCGTGCAAGGTCACGAGGCCCTAGGGAGGTCGCCACGTGGCCCTACGGGATGGATGTGGGCAAACCCCTGTTCCAGGCCCACGACGGCCGATGCCGGGGGCCTGGGAGGCTACGCCCTGTCCCTCCGGGAGGGGATCCTGAGCCTTCGGCCCTGGAAAGGGTTGGGAGGCGATCCGGGGCTTCGCCCTGGCCCTGCCGGGGGATGGCGACCCTGGAAACGACGACGCCCGCCCCGGTTTCCCTGAGGCGGGCGTGTGTCACCCAGACTTGTGGCTCAAGCTCAGGCCCAGAGTCTCTCGACCCTGCCCTCAGTGTAGGCGCCGGCCCTGCACGTCACAAGGGCTGGGGCGGTCGGGAATGATACTCACCGGGAAGCACCGCCGACCGGTCTCCATCTCCCAGGCGAGGCTGAATTTGGCATCGGCAACGGCCTCCCGCTCACGGTCGGAACGGTCCCAGTACGAGGTTCGGATGCCTTCCCTACGGTCCTGGCGATGGAGAGCGTGGATGGTTCGGGTGTGGTGCTGGATCAGGTCTTCGAGGCGGGCGACAGGGTCTCGGAGGAAGGCGGGGACGGCCTTCCGGGGCTTGGATGGGGCCGGGGGAACCTGGGTAGGATGGGGCCGGGTCGGGGCCGGGTCGGCAGGCAAGACCAGCCCTAGAATAGCGTGACGCGGACCGTGCATCTGCTCGGACGCATCCTCCATGGCGGCGGCCTGAGGAAGGGCTTCCGCCTCTGTCTCGACAGTCTCCGGACCGGTGTAGACGACGCCGCCAAACCCGATCTCGACCCGCTCCAGGTATGCTGCCGCGGTGTTGCGCGAGCATCCGATGACCTTCGCGATCTCGGTGATGGTGAGCCCCTCGACGAACGCCAGGTTGAACGCAAACTTGCACACGACCTGATCGAGGCGAGCAAGTTCCTCGCGGCTCTGAGAGCCCTTGGCGGCCCGGCGCTTCCGCTGGCGCTCGGCCGCCGTCATCGGCGCGCGGGTGGGATCCGCCGGGCGGAGTCGCACCAGGCCAAGTTCGGCCGCGAGGGCCTCGGTGATGCCGATCTCGTCCACGATGCGCTGCGCGCCGTATCCGTAGACCGTCGACCGGGTTCCGTCGCCCCATGATGAGGTCTCGCCCGCCTCGTGCCGGCGAAGGCGCTTCTCGACAGGCACGAGGTAGGAGACGAGGTCCTCAAGGGTGAGGCCGTCTCCGACGCAGTAGTCCGCAAGGGCCTCGGCCCACGTCCGGGCATCGCCACCGGCACCCGCGGATGCCCATGCCGAAGCGACGTGATGGGCCATGAGGCAGCGGCGGCGGATGCCGGCGAGGCCTGCCTGGCCATGATGGGCGGCGACGCGCAGGAGTTCGTCCGCGACCTGCGCATAGAAGCCATTGCCGGAACGAATCGGTCGTGCCGCGCGGACGGGGCGCCCCTCGGCCACCGCCCGGGCCTCGCGCTCGGCCTGTTCCGCCTTGCGCTCAGCGATCTCCTGCCGGGTGTAGGGCAGGACAACGTTGGCGAAGTCCTCGAAGTCGAGACGCTCGACGTCGTGCCAGGAGGCGGGCCACAGGAGCCGGACGAGGGTCCCGGACTTCTCGTTGATCGTGCCGGCGATGCGATGAACGCGGGGCATGTCGCCCACGGTCGCGTCGAGGTCCATGCCAGTCCAGAGGGCGCGGAGCGCGTCCGCCTTTGCGGTCACGCGCTCCGCATCTGCCCGGAGGTTAGTGCGGAAGGTCATGCCCCAGAACGATTGCAGCGCGCGCTTGACCCGCACTGCGGTTCTGGCCGGGAGGGGGTTGAGGCTGAGCCAGACGCCCCAGATGCCACGGCCCGAGGAGAGCACGTAGGACGGCCTGGGGATGCCGGCGGCGTCGAACCGGGCGAGCAAGATGCCGGCGATCTCCTCCGGGTCCATGCCGTAGTAGGCGGACTTCGGCGTGATCTCGCAGTCGAACCATGCGAACGCGTTGATGCGGGCGAGACCGTCGTTGACGCGCGTGTCGTTGAACCTTTGGAGCGAGACGTGCGTGGCCTCGAAGGTCCGCAGCACCTTGCGGACGTCCCTGGGGCGGCAGGAGATGGATTTCTTGAAGTCGTAGCCCATGAGCGTGAGCAGGTGCCGCCCGTTCTTGGGGTGCAGCACCGACAGGTGGGCGAGCATCGCCTCAACGTTCGCCACCGGCGCGCGCAGGCCTTCGGTCTCCTCGGCATCGAGGAGAAACGCGGGCAAAACGGGCGTGGGACGGTGCTGGAGTTGCAAGGGTATCTCTGGGCTTGCGGGGAGCCACCACCCGCGTCGTTCTTCCAATGTACGCTTGGCGATGCCTGCCACAAGCCCCGACCGCGCTTCCCTAGGGCCCGAGGTTAACGTCGGGGCCACTTGAGGGCCTGAAGCCCCCGATCTGGCGTTAGGAGGGGCATCCGGCGCCGAATCGGTGATGCCATTCTCGCCGGTTCCGACCCGCGGGGGAACGACATGAGCGGCGACCCTGGTGGCGGTCGACCGACGCGGCTCTGCTGGAGGCTCACCCGCCGGAGCCCGCCCCGTGTCTCACGTCTCATCCCACCGCGCCCACGCCACCGATCATTCCGTTCGCCGGTACGCCGAGCGCCTCCTCGGCCTCGATGCCGAGGGCCTCGATGACCCGGCCGCCCTCGCGCGCGCGCATGCGCAGGGGATCGACTGTGAGGCGGTACGCCGGCACCTGGCGTCCCTCGGGGGCGTCATCCTCGCGGCCGGCATGCGCTCGGGCGTCGTGGTCGTGCCCGCCGACCGCATCAGCCTGCGCGTGAAGGACGGCAGGGTCGTCACCATCGTCACGGCACCCGTCCGCCGGCCCACGCGCCATCTCCGCCGGGCGGCGTGACCTTGCACGGGCCACGGGGCGGGGCGTCCGCTGATGAGCATGAAGGCCGCCGCCGGCGGCAGTCGAGCCTCCTCAGTGTCAGCCGAGATCATCCCCTTTCCCCAGCGTGAGCACCGCTTCGATTCGCCGTGTGCGGATCCCGCTACCTGCGGCAGCGTGTTCGAGATCGTCAGTGCCGGCACGCGTGCCGTCGTCTGCACCCGCTGCGGCAAGGCTGCCGTGATCGACGCCGCCCTGGAGGAGCTCGACGCGGCAATCGCCGCATCGGAGGCCTCCAATGCCTAACCTACCCACCGCATACGCCTGGCTCTCCAAGGAGACCGGCCCCCGCGTCCTCATCGAGGCCCTCGCCCTGTTCGGGACGAAGGAGACCCCCGGGACCGCATCGAATCCCGCCATCCTGGCCTGGGCGAAGGAGGTCGGCGTCGCCGGCGCCTACGTCAACGACGGCATCGCATGGTGCGGCCTGTTCGTCGCCACGGTGGTGAAGCGCGCCGGCTTCGAGCCGGTGAAGAACCCCCTCTGGGCCCGCAACTGGGGCTCCTTCGGGACCCCGGCCGCCAAGCGGTCCCTCGGTGACATCCTGGTGTTCGAGCGCGAGGGCGGGGGTGGCCACGTCGGCCTCTACGTCGGCGAGGACGACACCTCCCTCTACGTCCTGGGCGGCAACCAGAGCGACCAGGTGTGCATCACCCGCATCGCCAAGAGCCGCTGCATCGCCGCCCGGCGGTGCCCCTGGAAGCTGGCGCAGCCCGCCAACGTCCGCCCGATCCGGCTCGCCGCCGGCGGCGCCCTCTCCACGAACGAGGCCTGAGATGGACGCCGAGACGAAGTCCATCGAGCGCCAGATCCTGGAGATCCGGCTCCGGCTGCTCCTGTCCCGTTGCGAGGGCAATATCGTCCGCAAACTGGAGGCCGCCCGGCTCCTCTGCAAGCTGGCGAGGCTCGCGTGACCGCGCTCCTCGGCCTGCTGGGCTCCGGCCTCGGACCCGCCGGCATCGTCGCCGCCCTCGTGGCCGCGACCGTCGCCGCGTGGGTCTACCTCGGCCGGGCCGGGGCCATCGCGGTCGCGCTGCTCGGCCTGGTGCTGGTGGCGTATGTCACCGGATCCCACCAGGCCACCACGGCCGCCAGGCTCGGGACCGCATATGCGGACACCGCCCGGGCCATGGCCTCCCTCGTGGAGGAGCGCCGTCAGGTCGCCGCGGCCGCCACCATCGCATCCGCCGACGCCCGCCGGGCCATGGCGGCCGAGGACGAGGCGGAATCTTCCGCCAAGCGCCTCGCGGAGCTTGAGGCCTGGCTGTCCGCATTTGCGGACACGCCCTGCGCCACGGCCGACGACGCCCGCCGCCTGAGGGAACTGTGATGCGCAAGCGCCTCCTCGCCCTCGTGCTCCTGATCGGCCTGACGCTGGGTGCCTGCACCCCGACGTCCGCCCCCGACCTCTCCACCCTGCCGGCCCTGCCGCCGGTTCCCGCCGACCTCGCGGCCTGCTTCGCGCGGGCCTTCCCCGAGATCCCGGATGCCGCCTTCGGGCGCGCCGCCGCGGTCCGGATCATCGCAACCGCCAAGCTCCTCGACCGCGCCAAGTCGGCATGCGGCGGGAGGGCCCTCGCCTGGATCGCTGACGTCCACGCCGAGTACGGGAGACACTGACGTGGACGCCATCCTCACCGGCCTCGTGGGCGACGCCAAGCCCCTCGCCATCATCGCCGGCATCCTGGGCGCCATCCTCCTGGCATGGCCCTGGATCAGGAAGAACTTCCGCGAGATCTCGGACGCCGAGGCCATCCGCGTTGCCGGCGACGCCCTCCGCAAGGAGATGGGCGAGCTCCTCGACAAGGAACAGGCCAAGGTCGTCACCTTGACGGCGAGCCTCGACGAGGCATCGACCCAGATGCGGTCCCTCCGCGTCGAGAACGGCGGCCTTCAAGCCGAGATGACCGCGCTGCGCCGCGAGGTCCGGGCGATGGTGCGCATGTGCCTGTCCATGCGCCGGGCCATGCAGCGCGCCGTCGACACCGGCGACGTCTCCCCCCTGCGTCTCTGGCTCGATCTCAACCCCTCGGACGAAGACGAGGCTGATGCGGCGAGGCCGGCCGCGTGACGCCCTCGGCCGCCCTGCTCGCCCTGGCCTGCTACGTGGCCGCCCCGGCGCCGTCCGTGAATGCGGACGTGCTCGCGGCGCTGCGGGGCGAGCCTGTGCCGGGGCCGGCCGCAAAGGCGGACGTCGCCGTGGCCATCCGGGCCGCGGCCGCGCTGCGCAAGGGGGACCGTCATGCCCGTTGAAACCGCCACCCGCGCCGTCATCGAGGCCGCCAACGCGCTGGTCTCATGGCGCCGCTGGTACCTCGAACTACCTGATGACCGGCCCCTGCCGGAGGACCTGGCGGCCGCGCTGGAACGGGCGCTTGCCGCCCTCGATGCCGCCGAGGCCTCCCATGTCTGACGCGGACCCCTGCCGCAGGAATCTGACCCCGGTCGAAGAGGCCCGCTTGTTCGCGAAGGACGCGATCAGGGCCGCCCGGGCCTCCTGGTCGTCGCCGGCGTCGGCCGACCACGCCATGCTTGCCGTATTCGCCATCCTCGCGGCCGACGCCCTGTTCCCGGAGCTCGTCTCGGACGTGTCGGCGAACGATGCGAGTAATGGGCACCTAACCGCAGATAGGTAGCAAACGCGCCGACCTGGACGGTTCCGATACCCCCTGGTGACGGTCAACCGCGCGGGTGAGCCTGTTCCCCTGTAACAGGATCAGGGGACGACGATGACACTCAAGGAGCTCGACAAGGCTAAGGCTCTATCCGAATGCCGCAGGCTGCTTCTCCACAAGGCGGGCATGTTGGATGCCGAAAGGCCCGCGGCCTCGATGCTGCTGGGGTACACCTTCGACGCCGATGTGTGCGACGTCCTGCGCCGGACCCTGGCCGGCGAGTTCCGTCGCCTCGCCGGCGTAGCGGAGACCCGCCTGCGCGAGCTCGGGGTCGTCTTCCCGGGAGACGCGGTGCCGGGCGTCGAGGCGGACAAGGAACCCGATCCGGTATGGCCTGCAGGCTGCCGGAAGCGAGGGACCTGCACTCGTCACGAGGCCTGCATGTACACGAACTGTGTGCACGGCGGGACGGACATCAGGGCCGCTGTCCACGCGGCGCACGCATCCTGACCCATGCGCGACCGCCGGACCCCCGCCGAAGCGGCTGTGCTTCGCGATGCCGTCCTCGACCGCTGGGCCGCCGGCGTCTCGGGCACGCTTCTGACCGCGGCCCTCGGGCTCAACCCGTCGCACGTCTCCGTCATCCTGTACGATGCGCGCCGGCGCGGCGACCCCCGCGCCGGGTTCCGCTACGCCGTCGCCGGCCGCATCCGCATGTCCGCTCCGCCGGAGCCCGTCCCGGCCCCGGAGCCCATCGTCGTCGACGTCCCCCGCATGGCCCTGCTGCGCGCCTGCCAGGCCGCCATCCCCGGGAAGGACGGCGAGCGTCACCGGCGCGAGGCCATCCTAGATGCCTGGCACGCCGGCATGGACGCGCCGCAGATCGGCGCCACGCTCGGCATGCGCTGGAAGTCCGTTGGGATGGTCGTTCAGCGGGCCCGGGCTAGGGGCGACCGCCGCGCCGTCCGCCGCCAGCATGATTGCCGGGACGGCCTCTCGGTCTCGTACCGGCGCACACTCGACCGCCTCGACCGGCGCTACGGCGTCATCGCCTCGATCCAGGAGATCCACCCATGAGCCGCCGAATCGTTCCGTGGGACACCCTCATCGCCGGACGGCCCGCCCTCGCGGACTGCCCCCGCAACGGCGTGACCGCCATCCTCTATGACACCGACGAGCCCAGTGTCCTGCGCGGCCTGCTCGACGGCGGCCGGGAGGTCCTCCTCCTCGACCTCAACGACCGGCCGGAGATCGATGGGCCCGTCGTTGGGTTCGGAAATGTCGACGCGCGCCTGCGGGCTGCAGTCCTGGCGCTGGGGTCGGCATGACCAGGCGCTCCTATGTCCGGGACGTGTGGATCCCCGAAAGCCGGTCATTCCTCGTGCTCGCCTGCCTGACTATCGCCGGCGTCACCGCCCCGGACGTCCCGGGCATCGCGGCGCAGGGCCTCGCCTACCTCGGGGCGGCCGTCCTGTGGGCGGGGTTCCTCATCGTCCTGCGGGGCCTGACGTGGACGCCGTGGACGGCAGAGGCCCCGACCGCATTTGCGGACAATGTCGTGCCCCTGCGCCCGGGGCCGGACGCCGGTTGAAAGTCCAGCAGCGGAAAAACGAATCGGTATCCTGAGACGTGGCCCCTCGCCTGAGGGGCGGCCCCCGGCGGTGCGCTAACACCGGCATCGGGGGCCTGACCGCACCAGGGAATCACCCCCCATGTCGGCTTGCACGCAGCTTACCACCACCTCCACGCCCCGTCCCATCGTTTCCCCGGTCGACGGCCGGCCGGTCGCCGATAGCCGCGACGTCGCTGCCTTCTTCGGCAAGACGCACCGGTCCGTCCTCCAGACCATCGACACCGCCATCGCCGCGGAGCCCGACCTGGCCCTGCATGATCTTATGCAGGGGTCCTATACGGTCCCCGAGACCGGGCCGCAGCGGCACCGCAGGTTCCTGCTTACGCGGGACGGGTTCAGCCTCATCGCCATGGGCTTCACCGGCGCGACGGCCCTGAAGTGGAAGCGGGCGTACATCGCCGCCTTCAACGCAATGGAGGCGGAGCTTCGAAACCGCCCGGTCGCGACCCCGGGCATCAACGTGCGGGATCCCGCGCAGTTGACCGCCATCACCCTGCAACTCATCCAGGTGAACCAGGAACAGGCGCGCGAGCTCACCGTCATCCGCGGCGCCCTCGCGTCCAGCGAGACCCAGGTGGAGCTCCAGGCGCCGAAGGTCGCCGCGTTCGAAGACCTCATGGACGACCGAGGGTTGTGCAGCCTCTCCAACGTGGCGCGCCTCCTCGACGCCCCCCAGGCAAAGTTCTTCGCCTGGCTCAGGAAGCGGGGGTTCGTGTTCGATCAGGGCGACAGCGTCCTGCCCGAGGGCAAGCTGAGGAAGCAGGGGTACTTCCGGGTCAAGCTCATCAAGCTCGGTCGCAACAAGCACGTCGAGCAGACCCTCGCCACTAGGGACGGCCTCATGTTCCTCCGCACCAGGTGGCTCGTCAGCGACGAACGTAAGACGCTTGAGCTCGCCGGGGTGTCCCCGCAGGCGCGCCTCCCGGGAGTCTGAGAACCTAGCGGGGGAATGGGTAGCTAACTCCGGTTAGCTGCCCAACGCCTCCTGCCGGGCGACCTCGGCCGCCTCGGCCCGCGCCTTCTCGGCGCCGCGCACGGACCGGTATTGGATGCCGCGGAAGGTGACCCGCTCCCACCACCCCCAGCCCCGGATGACCACCGGCTCGGCGAGGACCTTCGCCTCGATGGCGTCGGCCCTCTCCCATGCCGTCATCGGCCGGACGCACTTGTTCAGCCCGGCCCTCCGGCCGACGTCGTCGTACGCATCCGCGTAGCCCGCCTCGTAGACCCGCTCGGGATCCCCGCCAGCATAGAACCGCCCGGTCGTCTTGAGGACCGGATCGAACGGCGCGTGCGCCTCCAAGGCCCGCCTGAGCGCGTGCACCTGCGCCAGGCGCCCGGCGTCTGTGGCACGGGTATCCGCTTCGGCGAGCCGGAGACGATGCTCCAGGTCCTCGGCGCGCGTCCGCCACCGGTCGACCGCCCGCTCGTAGATCCTCACCGCCGCGCCGTGCCCCTGCGCCATCCCAATGGCCCGATAGTCCAGTCCCTGAACCTGCATCTCACCCTCCGTCTGATCTCACGTCGCCGAGTCTAGCTAAGCCCGCAGCCCGGCGAATCCCCCCCGACGCACAAAGCCCAGGGACAACTCCGATGGTGGCCATCTCGTACTTGTACCGAATAATGGGACAAACCCGTTGACAGCACGTTAAGGCGGTCATACATTCCAGTTCAAGGCGGACAGGCCGCCGGAGAAAAGACGATGACCGAGACCCTCACCACCACCGCCGAGACCCTCACCACCGGCTCCAACTGGGTCCTGGCCGGGGTCCTCCCGGACGCCGCCCCCCAGCCGGAGACCCCCGCCTCCGACGAGCCCTTCAACCCCCTCGCCGGCCTCGACGAGGCCTGAGACCAAGTGCCGGGGCACCCGCCCCGGCCCTCCCCACGGCCGCTTCCCTCTTTCCGGCTGGTCCCGGAAACACCTCGGAGGCGGTCGTGGCGAGGGCCGAAAACAGGCCTCACGCTGATCCAGGAAGGACCTCGACTGATGACGAAAAAGGAGCTCGACGCCTACGGGCGCGCAATGTTCGGCCCCCGCTACCAGCCCAAGTTGGCAGCGATCCTGGGGCACTTCCGCGGGAAGCCGATCGAGCAGTCCCAGATCTCGAAATGGGTCTCCGGCCCCGATGGTCAGCGGGATCCGCCGCCATGGCTCGACCAACTCGTCATCCGGTCGGCCATCCAGATGAAGCATGAGCGCGCCATGCAAGCCGAGGTCCTCGGGCAGATGATCGACAATCACTACGAGCAGCGCTGGGCCGAGCGGGGGACCCACATCCCCGAGGAGTGGAAGGGCGCCACGGACGCCGACTACGTCGACCCGGAATCCCTCACGAAGCCCGAGTGACCCGCCCCGGGGTGTGTGGAATTCACACACCCCCCGACCTCCCGCCAGCCGCCCCGAAGGGGGACGCTGGCCGGGGGCCGATAGGTCACCCGCCCGATCCCCTTGCGGGACCCCATCAACCGCCGGCGATGCCGGCACCCCCAAGGACCCATTCCAATGAGCACCAAGGAAGCCCTCATCGTCCAGACGATCCACCCGAGCGTCGGCTACTCGGTCCACGTCGAGACCTGGGACGAGCGCGGCCACGACAACACCGGCTGGAGGCACCAGGCCCCCCTGAGCGCGGAGGGCGCGGCCGCCGTCATCGAAGCGGAGCGCCGCTGGTACGAGGTCCACGGCTACGACGTGGAGGTCACCGACCGCGCGATCAGCCTCTCCTGAACCATCCGCCGGGGCCCCGCGCCCCGGCCTCCTTCCCGACGCCTCTCGCGGGGGCGCCGCGACGGGGGCCGGCATCCCCACCATCCACCCACCAGGAGCACATCATGCAGACGTCCATCTTCGCCGCCCTGCCGCCGCCCCTTGCCATCCTTGCCATGGAGCTGCTGTGGACCAGCGCCGCCGACTTCCAGTGCGCCGGCAACGACTTCGTTCGGGACGACATCAGAGCGAAGTCGAAGGTCGCCGCCGAGAAGGCGATGCATGCCGCGCTCAGTCTCTCGGATCTGGCCACGAACCCCGCTTCGCGGCGCACGCTCGACGAGGCTCTCGCTCTCGTCCGGGCGCTGTACGAGCCCTGCCTGATCCAGGACCTCACCAACGCCGACAAGGCCGCGCGCGCTTGGCTGTGGACGCGCCCCGACCTCGCCACCCCCACCGCCTGAGACCCGGGGCCTCGTGCCCCGGCCTCCCTCCAGCCGCCCGTGACGGGGCGCCTGGACGGGGGCCGCCCCCCCCGCCACTCCATTCCGGAGACCCTTCCGTGACCTCCTCGCCCATCACTCCCTCGACGCCCCCCGCGCCCCTCGGCATCACCATCATGCAAGCTACCCGCCTCAAGGGCTGGATCGCGCTCGATGCCAGTTCCGATGTCGTCGGCCACGCGCCGACGGAGGACGACCTGCGCGCCACGCTCGGGCACGTCCCGGGCATCTCGTTCATGCCGTGCCACCTTTTCGAGAGCCCCCTCCCGGAGGAGCGGACCGGCACGCGGATCGTCGACGGGTACTTCGACCTCAAGGCGGTTCGCGCCTTTCCGGAGGACGCCCGGGCCGCGACCGCGCGTCTGCCCGGCCGCCTGCGCGTCCTGCTCGCCGGCGTCGCGGAGATTGCCTCCCAGCCGGACATGAATGGTCACGCGCCGGTCTGGGCGCTGGCGTACTGGACCACCACGGCGGAATCCGCTGTCGTCGCGGACCTGCGGACGCTGCGGGATCGCCGGCTCGTGGACTACCGCCTCCGCCCGGAGCCTGAGGCCTGGCTTACGCCCTTCGGCCGGCAGGTCGCCCGCCTCGTCACCGCCTGGAGGCTCCCGCATGCCCGCTGAGACCCCTGCCCAGCACTTCGCGAGGATCGCGAAGCTGACCGCCGAGCGCAAGGCGGCGGCCGAGGTTGAGGGCACGCCCCCGAAGGCCGAGCGAGTGCTGCCCCGAGTGGCCGCCCGGCTCGCCGCCGAAACGGAGGCCGCCCGGCACGGCATCGGCGGCAATGGCGCGCCGCCCCTGGAGCCGAAGCCTCGGCCGCAGATGTCGCGTCGCTGGCGCCTGTCGATGCTCTCGATGTCGATGTACGGCGAGAGGTTCGGGGGGGAGATGGCGCACGCCATGGACGTCAGCGCCCGAACGATGCGGCGTTGGATGAACGAAGGCGACGCCATCCCGGACTACGCCATGGCGAACGCGCGCGCGGCGGGCGAGGCTCAGATCCGTGCGATCCAAGCCGCCCTCGACCGTCTCGACGACCTGCCGCCCGGCGGGAAGCCGGCCGCCCCGGCGGTTGCGGATCCCGCACCGGCCGCGCTGGTGGACGAACCGCCCGCGAAGCCGGCCGCCCCTGCGAGGGTCGTGGACCCCCGCCAGGTCGACCTGGAGGCCTACATCGCCAGCCTGGGCTAGACCCGCCGGTCAGGGCTCACAAGGGGCAGGCCCCAGATATCGGTGATGCCCGGCACGGCAATCCACGTCCGGGTCCGGACGTCCTCGACCTGCGACCGGAACGCCTCGCCGGCGGCCCCGCTCAGCGCGAATCTCAAGCGGGCTCGGAGACGCGCGTCGGCAGGCCGAGCCGCGAGACGGCCGAGTGCACGCTCGACACCACCGCCGATTGATCGTCCACCGCCGTCGTGAGCTCCGCCAGCACTTCCAGGAGCGACCGCTCCGCCGGCGCTTCGTCCGGCGCCAGCGCCGTCACGAGGGCCTCCAGGAGCCTGCGCACGACCTTTAGCTCCTGCCCTATTTCCTCGTTCGTCATGTCCGTCTCCGTGATGCTGAAGGGTGAGGCCCGCCAGGCGGTCGCGGACCACCCCGGCGGGAATGCGTGAACCGTCCGCGCGCCGGGCGGCCGCTCCGACGAGGCGGGTCGCGAGATGCGCGGTCCCGGTGCTGTCGACGACGACCGGACCGGACCGCCCCTCCCGGAGGTCAAGGCCGCGGGCTCGGAGGGCAGCCAGGAATCCTTCGCCGTCGGCGCTTTCCCGCCAGGCTGCCAGGGCGGCCGCACGCAGGTCATCGAGGCTGACCCCGGTCCGCTCTTGGATCAGGCGTTCCTGGGGGCTCAGGCGGGCCACCGGCCGGGCGGCCGTCGTCGTCCCAGAGGCCTCCATCCAGTCCGCCACGTCGTCCCGGCCCTGCTCGCGAAGGGCCTTCACGATGCTTCGGGAATGCTTCGACGGCGTAGGGCCCGGCATGCCGTGCTCGAACTCCACGATCCTGGCGCACCGCTCGCGCCGGGCGAAGTCGAACCCGACGTCGACGACGTTCCCCGACGGCTTCACGAGGCTGTACACGCGGTGCTCATGCCGGCGGCCGTGCTTGACGTGAACGGCCCCGCACATGGGCTGCGCGGCGAGCCCGAACTCCTGCTCGAACAGTGCCCAGAAGCGCCGGCGCGCGCCGTCGTTGTCCGAGATCTGCAAGTCGGGGTCACAGTGCACGTGGTAGCAGGGGCGGTCCGTCCGGCCGCCGAGCGACAGGGCGACGAGCTCGCGAACCTGACCGATCAAGTCGGGGGAGCCGAGGCCCCGGGGCGCGAGGACGATGACCTCCTCGTTCTCGTCTTTCAGGAGATGGCGGGCGAGAGCGTCGCCGCCCACGCCCCTCATGGCGCCGCTGATCATTGTTCGGCCGCCGGGTAGCGGACGGTGATCTTCGCCTGGATGGCGCGGTCGAGGCGGGCTTGAGCCGGGCGCCCGGCGTCGCCGACGATGATTTCCAGGCGATGCCGCATGTCGGCCTGCCATGCCTTGACGTCGACCAACGCCTTTCGAGCGTCACCGGCCTTGGCCCGGAGGCTCAGGATCGACGCGTGGATGACGTCCCACTCGTCCATCACGCGACTTGCCGGGGCGTTCAGACCCACGACCATGGGGACTAGCGCGGCACGAACCGCGTCGAGGCCGGCGAGGACCTCCTCCACCTTGCCGGTTCGGGCCGGTGCGTAGAGGCCGCCGATGTCACGGACGAGCCCAGCAAGAACCGCCAGGTCGGCATCTGGGATGCGCTGCCGGGGGGCGGACACACGGTCCGCCGCAGCCTCGACGCCGAGGGCATCCGCGACGAGGTTTCGGAGGAAGGCACCGTCCGTGACGCCGGCGCGCTTCGCCGCTTCCGTCAGGGCCGACCGGAGGGGGCCGGTCAACCGGACGTCCACCTTGCTCGCGAGCTTGCGGTAATCGGGCGCCGCAGGCTGGGGTCCACGGGGCGGAGCCCCTGGCAGCGAGACCCCCTGCAAGGGGGGCGATTGGAGGTCGGCGTGTCCGACCGCCATGGCTGGCTTACACTCCATTTCACTACTCCTGATGCATGAGATGTCGGACGACGACTGTCGGACGGCCGTTTGGACCCTGCTGCCGCTACTTCGGCCCCGGGGGCGAGTAGGTCTCGACGTCACCGTCCTTGGCCTCGGCGGTGGTGCTGGTGACGGGGGTCGTGACTGACGAATCGGTCGCCGCGTTCGTCGCGGTCTCGGTGCCGGTGCTGGCCTTCCCGCCGGTCCTACGAGCGAGCCTCTCGATCCTCTCACGGGCGAGCTTGGCGAGGCCGGCGACGACCTCGGCGGGCATCTCAAGGGCGGGCGGGACAGGCTCCCCGTGGCGCTTGGCCTCCGTCCTGGCCTTTGTCACGGCGATGTCACCCTTCTCCCAACTGTCGAGGTCCGTCGTGGTCCTGGACAGGAGTTCGGTGCGAAGGGCAGCTAGGCGCACCGGCGTCATGCCGTCTCCGACGAGCGGCAGGCTGACGCCGGCGTAGCGGCACGCCCGCATGTACTCAGCCGTCGGGCCACCAACGATGGCCTCAGCCGCGGTGACGCTCCGGGGGTCTATGTGCAGCCCGCTCGACCGGTTGTGCGCCCGGCCAATCAGACGGACGGCGTCTGCGAAACGGACGTCCTCGGCGGCCGACTGCTGCTCGGCGATGACCGCCGCGTTGCGCGCGTCCCGGGCGGCCTGTTCCTGAAGGAACGCCGCGGCGCGCTCGGGCGAGACACCCGGGTCGCGGACCGTCGGACGGCGTCCGACAGGCTTGTCCGACCGGCGGGACGGGGGACGGGCCGGCGGCGCGGCCGGCGCGGGGGAGGCGATGAGACCGAAGAAGGAGAGGATGATCCTGAGCATGGTGGGCAATCCCTGAATGTCCGACATCCATGGATTGTCCGCGCCGGATTGCTCGTCGCCAGTCGAAACGGCGCGGACCCGAATCTTTTGTGCCGTCGGCCTCTGTGCGCCCACCGTCGGCCTCGCATGGACGCACGTCGGGCGCACGTCGGTACCTGGCGATGAACGGATTATGAACAAAATCGCCCCGAGGCCCGCTCGGACCCCGAACCGGGGTTCATCCGGGGGTGTTTCCGGGCCGGCCGAAACGAATCGGTCGAGGGCACGGGGCGCCACTGGTGACGTGCAACGGCGGGGATGACGATCAAGGCTCCATCTCTCGGGAGCCCGCCAATGATCACGGCCACGGATACGACGACGCACGAGGACGGCAGTCAGACGGTGAAGGTGCGGACCACGCGCCCGGCCGGTGTCAGGCCGTTCTACTTCGACCGCTGTGCGCCGACCTATCCTTTCGGCACTGACACCCGCGTCACGGCCGGCGTGGTCTACGCGACCGACGAAGCGGCCGCCCGTGAACAGTTCCGGTCCGTGTTCGGAAAGGAGATCGCGGAGGTCGACAAGCGGTACCGCTTCCTCGATCTCGCGACGGTCACCGACCGGCCGCATGGGAACGTCGCCGTCGTGACCGTGAGGGATCGGGCATGACCGAATCCGACATTGACGCCCTCGCGAGCCAGGTGGCGGCCCTCACCCCGGAGGAGACGCAGGCCCTGGAGCGGACCGTCGCGGGCCTGCGCGCCGAGCGTGCCCGGGTCGAGGAGGAGCGCATCGCCTGGCTGCGGGCGTTGACCGACGAGGAGGCCGTCGACCATGCGCTCGTGAAGGCCTCCGGGGACGAGGTCCAACTGGACGAGACTGAGGTGCTCGCCACGCTGAAGGACGCCGGCTTCGTCCGGGGCGTGACGCTGGAGGGGGCCTATCGCGCCGGTTACGTGCGCGGGGGCTACGACGCCTCCAGGGGATCCCGCGACATCTCGGAGGAGGATGACGACGATTACCTGATGCTCCGCCATCGCGACCTCACCCTCCTCGCGAGGAAGTCGCCATGAGCCGGGACAACCCGACCCGCGCGCAGGCCGTCCGTGAGGCCCTCGCCGAGGCCGCCCGCGAGGGGCACCAGGTCGCCCCCGCGGTGGTGGAGATCATGGGCCGGTACGTGCGCGAGGAGCTCACGGCCGAACGGATGGTAGCCGAGGTCCTGAGCCTGGACCCGGCCCTGGCGGCGGCAAAGGAGGCTAGTTGCTTGCGTTCAACGTCCCGGTCGGCACTCTGAGTTGGAAGGATTAGCGGTAGTAGCCGTACAGCGCCAACGTCCGCATACACTTTGGCGCCAATGCGTCAGCGGTGGAGTCCAGCATTGCCATAAGGCCTATCGTTCCATCGGAGCCGGCATCACCCTTCGCAAACAGCTTGAAGTCCTCATCCTTGCTCTCAGCACACTCCTTGCCTGAGAAAACAAACTTACCGTCCGACAACTCATAGCCGTCAGCCTCCACAACTTGTTGGATCCAGTCGCCCCTCCAAGTTGCACGCACGCCACGAGCCTTCAGATCAACGCGCCGATGGGCCCTTTTGGTACAGAACTTATCGACAATCGACTGCATCGAGGCAGTCTGACCGCGCATCTCGGAGACCATGCAGGTTTCGTAATCCTGCTTGAAGACTGGACCTAGCAGGAATGCTGAAGCCGCTACGCCGGCGGCTGCGCCAAAGCCAAGCGTCAGCCACAAACCACGCATCGAAACCTCCTTCGGTTCTTACGGAGAGGCTGGAGTTCAGCGACAGACCTGAGTGTTAGGACGCATCATAGGTGCGCCCGCGTATATCGAAACGACCCCGGTCGTTTTTACGGAATGGTGTCAGTGGGTCTCGATCAATCGACCGGCTTAGCGAGGCATGGAGCGTTTTCTCCGGCGTCTGGCCTTCCGACTTCAAGAGATCGAGACGCCTCGCCCACCGAATGATTTCGCCGCAGGTCATGGGCTTGCGTGATTTTTCGAGCACGATGATCGCGAGGTCGTTGAAGCTGGATTTACGGACACGATACTTTTTCGAGACCATCGATCGACATCCGATCCGGTGCAGGGCAGCGTCAGCTTACCCCGAATCAGTCGAGCGGCGAACGGGTGGCCGCACAGGTTCACACAGCCCGTTCATGACCCAGCCGATAGATCCAAAGATCCAAATCCTGGCCGAGAAGGTCATCGCTCAAGGTGCCAATAAGCGAGCCATCGCCGTCTTGAAGGTGCTGCTCGACAAGGGTTCAATATCTACGGACGACATACAGGCATTAGGCTACAACCACCCTCCACGCGCCATCGGCGACGTACGGGATGCTGGAATCCCGATTATTACAGGGTCCAGCACGTCTACCACCGGGAAGCGGATGGCGGTCTACATGTTTGGCCAACCTGCCGATATCCAGGAAGGGCGCGTTGGCGGCCGGTCGGCGTTTCCGAAAGCCTTTAAGCAAGCGTTGTTGAAGGCGTACGGATCTCAGGATCGCATTACCGGAGCGACACTCGATGAGCGCGTGCTGACTATCGACCACCGGGTGCCGTACCGCATCGCCGGGGACGCCGGTCTTTCGGACCATGACGTGAAGGCGTACATGCTCCTTGACGCATCGAGCCAACGGGCGAAGTCCTGGTCATGCGAGAACTGCCCCAACATGGCACCATCGCAACGCAAGGCCGCGGTTTGCGCAACCTGCTACTGGGCGTTCCCCGAGGTCTACGAACACATCGCGACCCAGCATGTGCGACGCACCGACATCGCTTGGCAAGGTGAAGACGTGGCTGTCTATGAGGCGGTCAAGGAGAAGGCGGCTGCCCGCCGGATGAGTGTAGGCGACCTTCTGAAGGTAGCGGCACGTCAGATCGCCAAGAGCTCTTGAATCGGACGCTCGCGACGGATGATACCTTCGCGGACGTTGCCGATCCCAGGTGACAAGTAAAGGCTCTCGACCGTCACTTCCGACCTACCCACCAGCGTGGCTTGGCTTGAGACACCTGCGTGCAGAAGCAGCCGCGCCAGCCCGAGTTCCGTCGGGAGCGGGGGCCCATAGGTCTTCTCGCCTGTCATCCCATCATAGGACAGTGCGAAGCGGAGACTACGAAGCCGATAATCATGTAGGCCTTCGACCAAACGCTCTGGGTTGAGCCCCTCAGCGTAGCGCTTGTCTCTGCCGAGCGTCGTCCCTGCATAGGGGGGATCCATATAGACAAAGTCGCCAGGTGCGGCGTCGGCCGTCGTAGCCAACCAATCGCCAGGCCTGATCTCGATCCTTCCCTTCAAGAGCGCGGATGACCCGATGATGGCGGCCGCCATCTTCTCGGGCCGCATCCCCAGACGACGTTTGTCGACCGACTGGGTCATCTTGCCGTGCCTGTTAAAACGAACGGCGTTCTTCACGCACCGGGCCACCAGGTAGAGGAGGTCCACTGGGTCCTGTTCGGTGTTGTACCGCTCTCGAACACGATTGAAGTAGCCAAGGTCGTTTGGCACCTCAATCTGACCTTCCCAAACGCTACGATACTGGGCAGCGGTCTCACGGGGATGGTCGACAATAGCCTTCCACAGCTCGCATATCGGCACCAGAATGTCGCCGATGACGAAGCGCTTGGCGACGTTGTTGTGTGCAGCCCACAGGGTCATAGCGGCAGACCCAGCGAAAGGCTCGTACCAAGTTTCGATGCCTGACCTGGGCACGTGCTCGCCGATCAATGGGGCGAGGCTGCGCTTGGAACCTTGGTAAGGGATTGGGTGCGGTAGCCTGATCATGAGCCCAACCCTATGCACTAAAGGGGGCGCCCAGGAGACCCCAAATCATACTGTCCCGCATTCGTTAACGACATGGTTACCGTGGCAGCTTGCGTGAGAATGAGCGGACCGGTTGGCTTGACACGACGCCGCGAAGCGCCAGAGAAGGTGGAACGTCAGAGGCTTGCGGATGGCCGCGTCATAGGATGGTGAATGCATCCACACTCCAGAGAACAGCCTGAGCGGGATCGGCGATGCACGTTCCTCGGCCGCGGCTTCGCCTTGATCCGCGGAGACAGAATCGCACTCAAGGTCTGCCCAGAGTGCTCCCAGTGGAATGACCGCAAAGCAGCTGAGACGGGCACTTGCCACTGGTGCTGTTACGAACCATTGCTGGCCGACGTGCAGCATGAGCCGCAGACCTGAAACTTTGAAACTATCTGGATGCAGCGCGAGCAGGCGCGGGACGCCAATCTATCTTCTGGCACAGCCCACCCTGGCCTTGGACTATCTCGCACCCATATTCCTCGCTTCAACAGTGAGGAATGCCCATGATCATCAAGTCCGCCATATACAGCCCCCCGTCAGCTGAACTCCCATTCCTCGCAGTGGCCGTTGACGGCAAGGGCGAGGTCATCGTCGCGAAGGCGGTGAAAAGCATCGTCGAAGGCGAGCAAGTCCTACGAGAAACAGCGCGGGAGCTGGCAGAGATCTACAAGGATCGGGGGGCAACCGCCTGGGAGCAACCAATCTAACGACCAGCGCGGTCGTTAGTTTGATCAGGACAGTCCGGGAATCATAGAGCCTTGCTGCCGGCTCGCGATGCGGCCGATGGAGTTCTGCTCCCGACGCATCGAGGTAACTGAGCCATGAAGATCTGGAACGTGGACGGGTACAAGCTGCGCGACCTCGTGGCTCGCGCCTTCGCGACAACCGATGCCATCGTCGCGAGCGGACAACCCCCCTCGGCGGCGATGGCGGACATCTTCAGGAAGGTCGATTTGGTTTGGGGCGTCTGGCCCCAAGTGATTTCGCCTTCAGGGGGTCGCGTCGCAATCCTCAAAGGTGAGGGCAGACTCCTGCTTATAGCGCAATCGAAAAATGCCAAGGCTGTTCGAGAAGCGGTGTTTCGGTTCCGTGATGAGACGGAAGCCGAGACCGCTTGCCAGATCTACGGCGACGACCGATCTCAGGCCGCGTGACCTCGCACGGGCCACGGGGGCCGTGCGAACAAACGGTGTCCCGACCAAAGGACGACCAAAGAATGGCCGTGAATTGAGGTGGACGAGAGTGGATAGCGGGGAAACGGGCGTACCCGTTTCCCTAGGGGAACAGAGGGAAACGGGCATAGAAGCGCGGTTCGGTCCCCCGTTCGGGACGTGGGGGTCGCAGGTTCAAATCCTGCCACTCCGACCAGCACCACCAAGACCCGGTCTTTTCCCGAGATCACTCAAATTTCGAGAACTTGTTCGCGCGCGCGGGACACCCGGGCCGAAGCGCTCCACTGCATGCCCAGCGACGTAGAGAGTTCAGGCGGTCGCCGGTCCTCACCCTGCAAAGGTTCGATTCTCGGGTCGACGGAAACACCGCGCGCGTGTCCGGTTGGACTGGCTCGATCGCGCGCCGGGCCGGATGGGAATCATCAGCCGGACTCCGGCATCGCGCATACGGAAGATTCAGCTCTCCCTCGCATCCTTGGTGAGATCGGTCCTCGGCATTCTCACGATGCCCAGGCGAGCGTGATCGGCGAAGGGTGATCGGACAAGCGTGACGGATTTATCGGACGGATCCGTCACGCAACTGACGGTGGACGGTGACGCCGATCGCTTCGGACCCCGTGCGCACGGCATCGCAGATTGGCCCTTCGGACCATCCCGTTCCGCTCTCGTCGATCCACCTTTGGCGAATGGCGCGTGGCCGCGGTTGCGCATCGTGACGCTGGTCCAGCAGCCGTGCGACGGGCTCGCCGCTACCCGGGCCTCCGTGGAGGCGCAGGGCTATCCGAATCTCCGACACAACATCGTTCCGCGGGCAGATGGCGCAGTTCGGTTGCCCCTCTTCGTTGCGGATGAAGGGTACGACGCCCTCCTGATCCTCCAGCCGGGCGACCTTCTGGCCCCGGACGCACTCGCCGCCCTCGGCCTGCAATTCCTGCTCAGTGGCGCCGACGTCGTCGTTGGCCTGCGGGTCGTCTTCGATGCGGGACCGCTCGGTCTCGACGCAGTGGCAGCGCCCCCGGGGACGCTCGTCGATCCCGCGCCTCCGGACGGGCCGCTCGCCCCCTTCACCGGCGGTGAGGCTCTACTCAAGCGCTCCTGCGTACAGGCCGCCGGGGGGCTCGACCCGGACGCGGCACATCCGGTTGCCGCCCTTTGGCCGCGGCTCGTCCGTCAGGGTGCGGTGCTCACACGGGTGGGCCGACCGGTGCTCCTGCACTCTGCGCCGGGCCACGCGGCGCCCGCGATGGGTTCTGGCCTCTCGATAGCCAACCTGACCGACCAGGGTCCTCTCGGCGGCGCCGGGATCGCCCACCGGCGCCTGTGCGATGCGCTCGCCCTCGCCGGCCACACCGTCAGCGATCACTGCCTCGCGGCGGAATCGCCGCCGGTGGCGGCCGAATGGGTCGAGCGGTTCCCGCGGACGGAGCGCACCCTGTCGCAGGGGCGCTACGATCTGATCCTGGCGGGCAACCTGCACGGCACGACCCGCCGCACCACGATCCTGGGGCGGCTCACCCGAGCCGTTCCGGTCGCCGCCGTGCTGCACGACCTCTTCCCCGTCACCGGGCGCTGCGCCTCCCCGTCCGGCTGCCCCATCATCCCCGAGGGATGCGACGCCCGCTGTCCCTCGCCCAACGCCTATCCGCAGTTGCTGCCCCAGCGGATTGCCAGCGTTTATGCCGAGAAGCAGGCGATCCTGGCCGAACCCGACGGACCGCTCCTGCTCGCCGCCTCCGCTTGGACGGAATCGGCGGCGCGCGCCTTGGCGCCGAGGGAGACGCGGGTCGATCGCATCGACCTGGCCTTCCCGACGGGCGTGTTCCGTCCGCGCGCGCGCGCGGCCCTGCGGCGCGAACTCGGTCTGCCGGCCGATGACGTCCTCGTCATGTTCGCCGCCGTGATCGCGGACGCGCCCAGCAAGGGAACGGCCGAGCTGACCGCGATCCTGCGCGGGGCTGCCCGGCCGGGGCTCCGTTTCGTCGTCGTCGGACGGCTCGACGATCCGGATTCTCTCGGAATTCCGGATCTGATCGCGGCGGGTCCGATTGGTGACGAGGCGACGCTGGCAGCCTGGTATGGTGCCTGCGATCTCTACATCACCGCGAGCCGCCAGGAGACGTTCGGACAGACACCCGTGGAAGCCGGGCTGTGCGGAACCCCAACCATCGCCTATCGCGCCACCGGTCTGGCCACCGCCGTCGTGGACGGGGTCTCGGGCCGCCTCGCGCCACTGGAGGCGGGCGCCCTTGAAGAGGCCCTCCGCGCGCTAATCGCCGATGCTCCCGAGCGCCGACGCCTGGGAGCCCTGGGACGGATCGCCCTGGAGAGCCGCAACAGCCACGCCGCCTGCGCGATGCGCCTGAACGACGTGTTCGTCGCGCGAGGTATCCTGCCGGCCGCGGCCGGGACCGGACGGGTCCGCTTCGCGCCGGAGATGCTGTCGACCTTTGCCATGGCACAGGATGGTGCGCCCGGACGGACCGGCCTGATCCCGAGCGACGCCTCGCGGGTGGTCCGCCTCGCCCGGCGGACCAAGCATGCTCTCGTGGGACGCGACATGCCGCCGTGGCTGCGCCGGATCCTCTACGCGGTCGCGACGCTGCGCAGGATGCTTCGGCCGGCGACTTGCCGAGAGGTTCGATGA